ATGATCGAACTGATTTTTCCAATTTCAACTTTACCAGTAATCATAAGTTCATTTACCCAAATGGATACTTGGACTGCGAATGACGGCGACAGCCATTGCGCCAAATGAACTGCTACCAATCTATGAACAAATGTGCCTTGTTCGTTTGAATTTCCACCCCGAGTTACCTTTATTAATTCCGTTATGGGGATTCCCATAACGGATTCTAGAGCCTGAAAATAGTCTTTGGTACCACTTAGTCTTTGGTAGTCAGCAAATAATTTTCCAGCGGCTTTGCACATCTGAGTTGCATTAATCATTAAAGATTTTGGATCACCTTTGGCGCCGCTAAAGTGGTCAACCTCAATAGTAATATTATTCAGAACAAGAGGTTTATTCGACTTTGAAGAAGCCGGTACATTAAGAGGCAAGAATATAATAGTATAATAGGGTTTGTTTCTTTTGTATTTTCATTTTGAAAATATTTAGAAGAGGTTTTTATTTTTTTAATTGAATATATTGATCAAACGTTATTTTACCGTCCGCCAATAAATTCATTCTCTTAATCTCAACTTCTTTATCCGCTTCTATTTTTTTAATCTCTACTTCTATTTTTTTAATCTCTACTTCTTTATCCGCTTCTATTTTTTTAATCTCCACTTCTGCTTCTATCCTTTTAATCTCCACTTCTGCTTCTGGCATCTTATTTATATTCAAATTACTATACTTGTGCATCGCCTTGCATACCCTCTCTAACATCTCCTTACTCTCTATTTTTATTATTTCTCTCTGCCCGCGAAATGTCTCTCCCTCTGGCTTATACTCATACTCCAACATTTTCTTTCGAACCCACTCCCTCACTCTCTTTTCAGACACAACAGGATTTTTACACGCAAACACCTTTACTATCTCAAACTTTTCATACGAAGTTGATTTCTCATGGGTTCCTAATCTATCCTTGAAGTTTGAACTTTGTCCATACTTGAAAAGAAAATTTCCTATATACCCAAGGTAAATAACTTCTTTTTCTCCATGTAAATTTAAGTTGGATTTTGTTTCCGTAGAGAACACAGAAATAGTTGTATTTAGGTCATCGATAATTTTTTTCTTTTCATTCTCTTCTTTTTGTATTTTATTTTCTTCGATACGACTGATTGTTAGTTCGAGGTCTTTACACCTATTATTTTCTTCCATCAACTTAAGTCTCCATTTATCATCCAACTGATTGTTGCTCAACTCGTTTCCAATTTCAACTTTACCAGTAATCATAAGTTCATTTACCCAAAGGGATACTTGGACAGCGAATGACGGCGACAGCCATTGCGCCAAATGAACTGCTACCAATCTATGAATCCACGTCCCAGAATGATTTCCACCAACGTCAACTTTGATTAATTCCAATATTGGGATCCCAATAATGGATTCCAGAGCCTGTAAATAGTCTTTCGTACCATCAAGTTGTTTATAATTAGCAAATAATTTTCCAGCGGCTTTACACATCTGGGTTGCATTAATCATTAAGGATTTTGGATCACCTTCGGCGCCGCTAAAGCGGTCAACCTCAATTGTCATATCATTTAAGACAAGAGGTTTATTCGACTTTGAAAAAGCCGGTTCATTAAGGGGAGTGAATATAGTTTCTTTTATTTTTTTATTTTCATTATTAATATCATTTAGAAGAGGTTTATTCGACCCCATATGGCCGACCCTTCGGGTCGAGAGTACCTCTTTTGTCTGCTTCACATCGGTAAGGGCCGACATACAGGTTGATGATTTGGCGGTAATTATAGGAGTGGGTTCTTTTATTATATTGTTTTCATCCGATGGACAACTATTATTAAAATAATTAGTATACCCATATGCTTCAATTATTTTTTCTTTTTCTTCTAATATTTTTTTATATTTAACAATACAGATATCCAAATGTCCACAATAATTAATTCTGGTAGTAAACTTCACTTTGCAATACTCACACATAAACTTTATCTCCCTCTTTTTTTCTTTTTCTCTCCTTCTATCATCCTCCTCTTTTATTTTTCTATTTCTCTCTTCTTCTTTTTCTTTGTTTTTGAAATCAATCCGGTCCTGTTCTTCCTTTTCTCTCTTTTCCCTTTTCATTCTTTTCTGGTTATCCTTCTCTTCTTTTTCTTTTTTTTTCCTTTCTTTTTCTTTTTCTTCATTTTCATAGTTTAGATTAACTAATGGGTCATCTAATTTACCTTGTAGTACTAAACAATATTTTGCCACACGCTGATGCTTTATTAATATTGAATTTGTATTGAATTTATTATTACAATATTCGCATATAATTCCCTGCTTGTCACCTTTACTTTCAATATCACTTACTTCCATAATATTATTATGTTTACCTTTAGATCCACAAAGCCATGAAGTCATCGTATAAATATTTTATTTACAAAAAGTATAATTTGAAAAATTAGATTTTGCCAATTTTTTAATGGATCTATTGCAAAGATGGTTTCGAAGGTGTTTCGTCGGCTGAATCCATCGTATAAAAAGTGGATAAAAAATGTCATTTTATCCACTGAATAACATACATGTGTGTGTCGTGTCATTTTTTTATAAGATATCTTATAAAAAAATGTCGCGATGACTTTATTTATCCAAAGCCATAAAGTCATCGTATAAATATTTTATTTACAAAAAGTATAATTTGAAAAATTAGATTTTTCCAATTTTTTATTGGATATATTACAAAAATGGAGTCGAAGGTGTTTTGCCGGCTGAATCCATCGTATAAAAAGTGGATAAAATGACATTTTTTATACACTGAATAACATACATGTGTGTGTGTCGTGACATTTTTTATAAGATATATATAAAAAAATGTCACGATGACTTTATAGCTTTCGTACCGTCAAGCAGAACACAACGAGGTCTTTATACCTATTATTTTCTTCCATCAACTTAAGTGTCCATTTATGATCGAACTGATTGTTGCTCAACTCGTTTCCAATTTCAACTTTACCAGTAATCATAAGTTCATTTACCCAAAGGGATACTTGGACTGCGAATGAAGGAGATATCCACTGCGCCAAATGAACTGCTACCAATCTATGAATCGTGTACCTCCAGTCTGACCTACACTTGTCTTGACCAATTCAATTATGAGGATTCTCATAATTGATTCTAGAGCATGTAAATAGGTTGGGTTAATTCAATTCTAAAATAATCATTCCATTTTTTCCCGGCGGCTTTACACATCTGGGTTGCATTAATCATTAAAGATTTTGAATCACCTTCGGCGCCGCTAAAGCGGTCACCCGCAATAGTAATATTATTCAAACCAAGAGGCCAGTCGCGCGATATTTATACACATGGATATATATATATATATTATGTGTGATTATTTCATTTTGACTAAACCAAATTATATAGGAACAAATGTTGACGATAAAAACCAAGTTATATGCTTGACCGAAAAAGTATATATTTTACCAAAAAACAATCTCGGATATTATATACAAAATGGATTATTTGAGAATAATCTGATAGAGTGGTGCAAACAATTTTGCAATAAAGAAACAAACATGTTGGATATAGGAGCGCATACTGGAACATATACAATTAGTCTAGCCAACAATTGTAAGCACGTCTATGCGTTTGAACCGCAAAAAATGACTTTTTATTCTTTATGCGGAAGTGTGGCGTTGTCTAATATTACAAATGCAACGTGTATTAATTTCGGATTGGGATCAACAGACCAAGTTGGTAAACAGGTTTTAAATATAGTTAGTTTGGACGGCGGCGGGTCATCCATTCATTCCAATGAAAATAATATTTTAAAAAAAGAAGAAATTGAAGTTAAAACGCTTGATAGTTTTAATATCGACAATATTGGATTTATCAAAATAGACGTGGAAGAAAACGAATTGCAAGTATTATTATCTGCGCAAAATACTCTTCAAAAATCAAATTATCCAAAAATCTTATTTGAAATGAATAAAGAAAACAAAGAATTATTGGATTTTCTTACCCAACACTACAAAATAATATCCATCAGTGGATATAATAATATGTTTTTGGCAGTAAAAAAAGAATAATCTAGTAAAAAAAGAAATCTATTATATAAATATTTACTATTTAGTATTTACTCCTGTTGGAGCGGCGCACGGTCGGATCCGCTAGTTTAATATCACTAATATCACTTGCTCCAACCCGATTTCCTTTTCCTGTTTTCCTATAAAAATATGGATTGGTAAAATTTAAAATATTTTTTATTTTTCAATAAAAAATATTCAAGTTATTCCTCACTTGTGTAAAACCGCCCTGACCGCCCTGGCATGGACGCACGCTTGCGTTTATCCAGGCGTGTTTCGACTGGAACTAGTCGGAATCGAAGGATATAATTTTCCAGACGGGTTGTTTAGACTGGTTGGATTGTTGAGTGTATACAAAATACGGTACATAGGTACATAGGACCAACTCATTTATTAAGAAATTGATAAAACGAAATTTTTCTGCCAACAACGATGGGTCTATACTGGGTCTAGACTTATGAAACCGATGGGAAGTACCAGATTGTTCCATTTGGATTAGATAATCTTGCTGGAAAAAACTCGTACTAGTAGCGGGAAGAAAAACGAATAAATATTGAATTACGACTTTGAACGATGAAAAGTCTTTTATTTATATTTTATCTTACTACCAGTTGCAATCGACTTTATTGATCCAAAGATACCGATATTATTACGATATAAAAATATTCGTCTGGATAAATCCACTAAATAAAAACTAAAATTAATATTAAAATTCTAAATAAACATGACGACAGATAATTTCGGATATTTAAATGTAGAAACAAGAAGAAGTGGGAGGAGCGCATTCAGCTCGTATTTAATTGCAGTAATTCTGGTAGTAATTGCAGGCGGACTTGGATGGGCTGCATTTTTACCATTAGATAGCTATTCATATACTAGCACAGGGAAAGAGTGTGCCAGAACACAAGATTGCGCAATCGACCAATCTTGTGTAAATAAGATGTGTTCCACTACACAAAAAACAACGAAAAAACCAATCTGGTTTCTTATAATTTCATTTGTCTTAATATTTTTTGCATATCTTATTGCTCGAGATGCGGGAAAGGTTAAAAAAATAATTGTTCGAGATAAAAATACTCGTGATTTATTGGTTGGAGTTAACATACTATCCAACATGTTGAAAAAATAAAAATAGCAATAATCGTCTTTCGGTCTGGTAATAATGAGTTTGGCTATATTCCATCCATTTTTTAGTTATAATTTATAATAAAAATTAATATAATTTATAAATAAATAATGGCATATCAAAAATGGGAGAATCATTTCAAAAGACAGAATTGTTTCGCTGAAAAATTGATATAGGGTATTTGGATATTAACCACAATTTATGGTCCAATATAGTAAATAATACGTTGGAAAAATGCGTAAAACTCTTGTGTCGTCGCGCAGATTCTAATGAATATAAATTTGGAGAAAATAATTATAAATATTACTGTCGAAATATTATCAATCAATGGACTGTAAATTATCACTATCCTTCGATAAATTTTGAAAGTGGGATTGATGAAATTTATAAGCAATATAAGAGATGGAATGACGGTATAAATGGACCCGGGGAACCTAGGGATTGGAATATTTTCAGAAATTTAGATTGGACCAAGGCTTTTAGTTTTATGAAAAGTTTACAATATCATATATTAATATCGGATGTGCCTGAAATGGATACAACAAAGCATCGTTTTTTTAATATCAATGAAACTTCTGATTTTTTAAATTTACGCGAGTATACTCATCATTATTTAAATATCATAAAAGGTGAGACTGATCCAGGGTATGCTTCTTCTTCATACGACAACAGAAATGGTATCGGGAGTCCGATAAGTCGTATGCTCCGTGTTAATAACATTTCAGCATGGTTACATACCGGTCCTGTTTGTAAAAACGGGGCCGAAAGGTTCGGCGCAAGAACGAATACATTTCCTGGTAAATTTTACGAATATATAAAAAATGCAATCCCGAAAGTTGGCCCCCTTAAGATAGCCAATGGTTTTTTACCTATCCAATGTGGTATAAGCGGTAGTGCAAATGCTATATTATCGACACTATTATGGGGTACATCAAAAATTGTTTTGTCTGTCCCAGACTTGAAAAAGATTCTACTTGGAATATTCGCATTATTATCCATGGATGGCGGGCATACTATGCAAGAAGTAATAACCGCAGAATGTTTAATATCCAATTTTTACTATTATACTTTACAAATGAAACCCAATATTACATGTGTGAATCATAAAACTATCAAAAATCTTTTTACACCTTTGGTCATTTAAAACGCCGATTTTTATGACACCATAAAAATATTATTCTTGATACACTTTCTTCTTCCTATGTGTTTTTCTCGATAATTTTCTTTTATATTTTTCATCTCTCTCATCCGACCCTTGAAAGATACGGTATAATATTTCACTCGGTATATCTTTTACTGTATCCTTAATATTACTCTTGAGTTCTTGATAGGTTATTCCTACCTTCTTTTGTAGTTTAGATTTGAATACACTAAATAAATTCTCTATGGCGTTGGTAAAATGCTGGTAAGGAACAGCATACAATACTTGGTTATGTTTATTGATTAATTCTCGTATCCTTTCATTACGATGTGAACTTGCATTATCCAAGATGATGAGTTTATTCTTATACTTTGTAGTAATAAACTCCTCTAAAAAATCTACCAGTCTATCCGTGTCAATACCACCCTTTTCATACAGCGTCCATCCTTTAACCCCTTCGGCGCTTATCGCCATAACCGCCGTGTATCGTTTGAATACGTCCTGAGAGGTAGTAGTAATTACACATCGTTTACCGACCTCACTATAACAATGTTTACGTTTTTGAAGGGCATTAATACTGGTCTCGTCAATACAAATAATATCTTCTAATTTATACTTTTTGACCTCTTTATAAAAGTCCTTGAGCTGTTGGTTGATATTAATGTCTTTCCCGTATCGTTTCGTAGGTTCATGTCTTACTCGAGTCATTTTGAGTGATATATCACTATCATGAACAATACGAGCAAGATGTCTCCTTGATATTTCCAGATCAGGAAACTTGTGGATCGTCAAACCTAATAAGTCTTCCATCGTAATGGTCTTGTTTTTCTTGATTTCTTCCAGTATAAAATCAATATGCTTTTGTTTAACTTTATAGGCGATAGGACTACGAGATATTCGAGAGACACTTTTACGGGTTTGATACTTGTCTACCCAACGCATGAGACTACGTGGAGAACACTTGAAGATGGAACATGTATCGGTCTGTGTATTGTCCGTGTCTAAGTAATGCTGGACAGCGGTTAGTTTGAAGTCATCGCTTTTGTGGGTCATTTTACTATTACTTATAAAAATGAATATATTTATAAAAATTGATTAGGATATAAACTATTATTATATATAGTTTGTATACCATCAATGGAACACTTTATATCAAAGGCTAATATATTACATGAAACACAATACGATTATTCAAAGGTTAAATATGTAAACGCTAAAACAAAAATAAAAATTATCTGTAAAAAACACGGTGAATTTGAACAGACACCTGATAATCATCTTAATAGTGGTGGCTGTAAAGAATGCAGTAAAGACAAACGTGTATCACGAAGATTAACTCATGAACAATTTATACAGAAAGCAACGGATGTTCATGGTGATACATACAATTATTCAGATACTAAATATGAAAAAACAGACATTAATGTTAAAATAAAATGTTTGATTCATGGGCTATTTGAACAAACTCCAATGCTCATTTATCTGGTAAAGGATGTAGAAAATGTGGAGTACAAAAACGTGCTGATACACAAAGAAAAACGATTGAAGAATTTAGACTGGAAGCTCGGTCTAAACATAGTTATAAGTTTGATTATTCAAAAGTAATATACATAAATACACACACTCCTGTTAAAATAATATGTCCTACTCATAATGAATTTGTGCAAAGTCCAATAGATCATATTCAATCAATGTTTGGTTGTAAACAATGTGCAAATACTAATAATGGATTATTATTATGTAGAAGCAATACTGATGAATTTGTAGTAAAATCAATTCTTATTCATGGCGACAAATATGATTATACTGAAGTTAAATATGAAACTAATACTACATATGTAATTATTAAATGTAAAACACATGGGACATTTCTACAACTACCTGAGGTTCATTTACGAGGAAATGGATGTCCTCAATGTGGCATTCAAAAAAGTGCTGATTGTAAAAGATATACAAATGAAGAATTTATTGAAAAAGCAATGGAGGTACATAAAGGATTATATAATTATGATAATGTAGATTATATTACAAGCCATAAAAAAGTTATTATTACATGTTCTAAACATGGAGAATTTGTACAAACTCCAAATGCTCATTTATCTGGTAAAGGGTGTCCTATATGCGCAGATGAACATACTGGAGATATATTAAGAAAATCACCAGAACAATTTATACAAGATGCAATAGATACACATTGTGATAAATATGACTATACAAAAGTTAAATATGTGAATAGTAAAACACCTAATGGACACTTATGTGGAGGATGTAAACAATGTGCAAATGGAAGAATCTCTAAAATATCACAAGAATGGCTACATATGATAAAGATAAATTGTCCAAAATTAATACTCGAATTACATATACCGACTACAAGATTTACTGCAGATGGTTATGCTCCAAATACTAATACAATTTACGAATTTCATGGCGATTATTGGCATGGAAATCCTAATATATATAATTCAAATATAATAAATACTTCTACAAAATGTACAATGGAAGAGCTATATAAAAAAACACAAAAGAAAAAACAAACATGTATTGAACTTGGATACAAGTATGTAGAAATGTGGGAAAGTCAGTGGAATCGTTTCAAGAGATTTATTCGTATGGTTCAATTAAGTTTCAGAAAAAGAAAATCTAATCCTATTTAAATATTTCACACCATATATAGATAATAATGTCTGAACTTGAAGTGGAAAACAAGGAACTCAAAGAAAAAGTTGAAACCCTTGAACAGCGTGTCAAAGAGTTAGAAGAAAAAAACGCCATATATGTAGACCGTCAAAACAAAGCACAACGGAAATATGTACAAGCCAATCCTGAAATCACCAAAGAACGAAAACTTGCCTATCATTACAAACTCAAGCAGGCCGACCCTGAACGACTCAAAGCATATCGTCATCAAGCCTATTTGAACCGTAAAGCACGACTCCAAGCACAACAAGATGAACAGAAAACGGAACAACCTGAATAAAAAATTATTTTTATTTTTAGATAAAATAAATAAATAAGAAAAATTATCTAACTTAAAGATAAAGAGTATACATAAATTAGAATGCCTCCCAAACGAAAACCCGATCCTCCTGATAAACCAGCAGGTGCACACTGTACTCAGGAGAAGACTCCTTATCGAACCATCAAAACATCCTTGAAGTCTATCATTAAAAACCCTGAAATCCATCAGAAAATTAATGAGTTAGTTCTTCGCATCAACCCGATTGTGATTGACACCTATCAGTTTATTCGTCTCTACTGTCTTCATTTATACCATCAACAACGACCTATTCCTGACTTGGATTCAACTTTTATTTCCTACTGTATGTTGGCGATGGGAGAACGAGATGCTCGTGGTCGCCAACCACTTCAAACGGGAGTGATGAAGGAATTAAACCATTTTTACGAGACAGAGTTTCAACCTATTTTTAACCACACCAAGTTTGACTTGAAACTGTTAACGTATCCGCTGTCATACATTCAGAAAACCATGGAAACATGCTTGACTGTTAACGTCAAAGAACATTTTTCAAAAAGACTCCTTCGGTTCATTAACATCTTTGCAGACAAGTATTATGATGAACACGTTGGAAGTGAAGTAGAACATACAGATGAATATACGAAAACAAAGCGAGAAACCATCTGGAAACTAAAGAAAGCAATGATGGAGAATAAACCAGATGATGTTCCAGTATGTTTACGCAATTGGTTTTTAGAAAACCGTCCCAAGTTGTATCCTGCTAACATCACTAAAACAATTCCCTATGATTGTCAAGTACAACCCTTTCGCTATATTTTCCATTCTATCTACATGAACCAATGTTATGAAGATTATAATAATACGATTCGTATGAAGATGGTAGATGCTTCGCCAACAGAAACAAAAGCGTTAAATCAAGAAATCATAAAGTTGTTTCAACCTTTATCCCTACGTAGTTCATGTATTCCTAAGTATATCACTATAGATACTGCTACCTTAATTAACCTGTTTGCAGAGAAAGGGACAAAAGGCAATCTACTCAAAAAGGTATCTGAAAACCAAGAACAAGTATGGATGACTCATTTCAAGATGAATAAGAAAATCTTCACCTCCAAGGACTATGTGTTCAACTATACCCTACAAACGGATGGCGTAGGAGTATCTTTATTGTTCAAGCACAAAACATTAGTAGATAAAAAGTATGGTTTCAAGGTCAAGGACGTAGATACCAGTATTCCATACATCGATGACTATTCAGAAGAACAATTGGAAATTCTCAAAACCAAAAAAATAATTACTGCCGATCCAGGCAAGTTGTACCTTCTGTATATGATGGACGATGAGGGCAATGAATTAAAGTATTCCTGTAAGCAACGTGATACGGAAAGTTTATCAAAACGTAATCGTCGTATCAAATTAACGAATAAAAAACGAAGTGTTCTGAACCATCAGCTCAATGCGAGTTGTCCTGATATTATTGCATTGGAAACAGAACTAAGTGCATATCAATCTAACACGGTAGACATCCAGTTGTTTAAGGATTATATCAAGAAGAAATATGAGGTAAATATGAAAGTAAAGTCTTATTATGAAGCGGAACTTAACCGAAAAATTAACTGGCGAACCAAGGTATATCGTCAGAAGAGTGAAGATATGTTTTTGCAACGTATTGAAACCCAGTTTGGAAACACGGAAGACATCGTGGTGTGTATTGGTGATTGGAGTGCCAAACAGGGGTCATGTATCAAAGGTGCGTCCACAATGGGAGTAGGGCTAAAACGATTGGTAAAAAAGAGGTATACTACTCTCCTTCTGGATGAGTATAACACAAGTAAGAAATGCTGTCATTGCTGGAAGGACATTAGTAATATCACGATAAATGGAAGTAAAAAGTTCCGTTTATTGGGATGTAAGCACTGTAGAAAAGATAAAGAAGAACACATTGGTAGTCCCGAAGACGAACCTAAATCAATGTTTCAATCGTATCGTTTCTTTACCCGAGACAAGAACAGTTGTCTCAACATGTTGGGAATCGTGAAGCACATGATTTACAACAAAAACAAACGACCTATGGAATTTATCCGAGGTTAATACATTACTATCCTTTACTCTTTCGAGAGTAATCAAAAGGTAGTATATCAGTTGATTTTACTATACTTCAATGTATAACCTTTGGCAGGAATGAACTACAAGTGAGTTCATTTCTTGATTTTTTAATGCTTATAATCGGCGTTTTAAATGTCCAAAGGTGTAAAAGTATGAAGAATGTCGAATTCTTACCGGAAAATAATCTCAGACAAGAAATTAACAATATATTCACAGATATCGATGCATTAGAATTTGTTAATCACGAGATGTCTTCGATGCGGTATAAGGCCGATTCCACACGCAAACCCTTAATCGAGTATACAAAATTTGCCGTATGGATTCTTGAAAAAAACAGACGTGCGACGGCCGAAAACGCGTATTATTATAAGTTTTGGAATGATACTGAACTATATATGCGGGACGCTTTGGATAGTATGATAAGGGAGGAACCTGTATATTCTTATATGCCGGTGCGTAATTATCAACCCGAATGCCAATATATAATGGAAGTGGACGACTATGGCAATCCTAGCGTTTTTTCTTCTTTCGAGTCGTTGAGAGCAATGAGCAAATACCCGCCCGCGGCTTCATCGTCTTTAAGAAGAAATAGGTCTTCGCAAGCGGCTTCATCGTCTTCAAGAAGAAATAGGTCTTCGCCCGCGGCTTCACCGTCTTTAAGAAGAAATAGGTCTTTGTAAGGAATGAGAAAAGCGGTTTCGTCGTATTTTGAAAGAAATAGGTCTTTGTAAGGAATGAGAAAAGCGGTTTCGTCGTATTTTGAAAGAAATAGGTCTTTGTAAGGAATGAGAAAAGCGGTTTCGTCGTATTTTGAAAGAAATGATCGGATCCCCGACTGCGGTTTATTAGTGGTTTAGTGGTTTAAGCGGTGAATTTATATGTTTTTCCAATAAACAAAATAGTAGAGTTGGACAGGTCATCGTCTGACGCATCGTGTATTAAATAAAAAATTAAATTATATAATTTAATTTTTTAACCATCGTGTGGGATAATTTTAAATATTTATATATTTAAAGAATAGTTATATTAAATTAATGAATTTTAATAAATGCAATAAAGGATTTTATTCAAAATATGCGATGGTCAATGGTAAAATAATTGATATTAGTGATTTTTCTACCGAAATGAAATCCTCTGTGTATTCAACATTCTCATGAACTTATAGCCGTTCGTGGAGATAAAAATATTCATCATTTTAGACATAAAAATCATTTAGACACAGAAGATACCTATATATCAAAATGGCATTTGGATTGGCAATCAAACTTCCCACATACAGAAGTTAATTTTAAAAAAATTAATGAACAAATAAAACTCAGACGAGCTGATATTAGTATTTCCGAATTAAAAAGAGTTATTGAAATACAACATAGTCATATTACATCAAATGAAGTGGCCGAACGAAAGCACGATTATTCTTTAAATGGATGCGAAGTTTTGTGGATTATTCATGGTCTGGATATTTGTGTAAAAAAAGTAGGGGGTGACCTTTTTTTAAATTTCAATAAATCATGGCTATATGAAAATTTTTTAAATTATGAATCGGTGTATTATGACATTAATGATTCTATTTACAAAATAAACCCATCCGACGTAAAAAATCGACAAATAACTGTTTGTAGTCCAATGTGTAAATCTGATTTTATTAAGAATCTAAAGACTCTATCAACCCCCTTTATAGAGAGGCCTGTTTGTCAAAGTTGTTTATACATTACTCAAAGCGGGGCTGGAAGCGGAAAGACCTATAGTATGTTTCAACGGCTGAACGACGATCCAAATATTATAGATCTAAAGTGGATTATTTTTCTTTCACTGCAACATTCAGCAGTAAACGTCATGTACAGAGAATTTAAGGACCAGTATGCCAATAATAAATTAACGCGAATTGAATTGGTTGAAGAATATAATATTGATGAAAAAAAAAACATTGTTCGGTTTAGATATTTGGATACAGGAAATGAAATATGTGCTATATTTGCAACAGTTGACAGTTTTAATTATAATGTTGGTGAAAAGTACCCAAATTGTATCAATATGTTTGACAGTATTGCCGAGTCCATTAAAAACGGAGTAAGTAAATTGAAAAAAGACGGGTCGTTTAGATTTTCTGGAGAAGATCCGTTGATGAATAAAGAATCTTGTATTTTCATAGATGAAGTACAAGATCTTAGTGAATTATACGCAGAAGCATTTATAAAATTTGTAACATCAAATGGGGTATCTTTATACGTTGTTGGGGATATGTTACAAAGTATTAAATATAGTGAAAATGCATTGACGTTGTTTTTAAATAAAGCTTCTTGTAGCGGAATGAATGTTGTTCATAGCGTGTCAAATAATGAGGTTCGAAGGTTTTCCAACCCGACCTTCATTGAATTTGTAAATTCTGTTATGAATTATGAAAAGTACGGACTTCCGGTAATGCATTCGTCTATCCAAACGGACGAAACAGAATGTTTAACAATCTTTACTGGAAGTCCAATCTTGCCAGACAAATCCATTCACGATTTTAATGTTTTCCGCGAAGTCAAAAAAATAATGAATTATTATATAAAAGAAGTTGTTGAAAATACTAGGATTCCCGAAGATTTTATTATCATAACTCCTTTTACAAAAAAAAATCCTTTGTGCGACGCACTTCAAATTGAAATAAATATGTTTTGGAAAAATAAGATTGAAACTGATGAATTGTACATCGAAAAAATAAAAGACACAGATATAATAGGTATTCTATTTTTCATAAAAGTGAAGATATCGGATCTATCAATTTAACCGAATCTAAACATGCTACGCGCATCGTATCTATACACACTTCAAAAGGCGATGGTAGAAAAGTGGCATTTGTAATTGGGGTTTCTCAGAGTGCACTGCAGGTTTACAGTAAAATATGCGGAAATTTAATATATGATTCATTATTACATGTATCTATTACACGTCAAAAAGAAAAGTTATATTTTAGATTGGAAAACACTTACGATGATATTTATAAACGTATTTCAAAAAATAATCAATGCAAATTTGAAGTGGACACCGCTTGTTTTAATTTCAAAAATAACTGTGTTAAATTATCGGATTGTTGTTCCTTAATTCCATTAACTTCATTGGAGGTTATTTTAAAAAATGTTATTGGTCAACCAAGTCAACAAAGTAGGATCGATGAAATAGAAAAGAAAAAACTGATTGTTGATATGGGAGATCATAATATAAGATTTAGTTCGATGCTCAGTAATATTATTGTTTTTATTATTAACCGCGAATTAATAAATTCTAAAGACAATGTAAAACGTCAATTTTTTGCTATATTAAGCAAACTTTCCAGAGTGAGTAGACAATCGGTTCCAACACCTAAACAGTATCATAAAATATTAAGAGATAATATGGATGATTCGATTCAAAAAGTCATCCCTGTTATAAAGTACACTGTAGACTCGCGCACTGATTATACAAAATATTATACAATTATCAGGGAGAACATCCATAACATAAAAAAAAAACTTAGAAAAATGACCAGTGGAATTAAATATTTTTGCCCGCTTGAATCTGTTATTTTATATTATATGATAGAATGTTTTGAAAATGGAAAATATCAGAAAATAACAATTGATGATATATATAATATAATTGATACGTATGATAAAGCATTTACTTTGTCTGCGAGTGGACATGAACATTGTATATGCAAAACCCATTTCTGTGACAAAAATTATGATATGCAAATTGCCCAAAACAATTCGATAAAAAAATATCAAGAATATATTTGCGGCCATTATGAACAATTGGGGCGTGTATGTGCAATATTAGAGAAGTTTGTTTCATCTAATCCAAATTTAAATTGGCTATATTCATACCCTGTTACATTTGAATGCAAACCAGACTTTAAAATACGCAAATCTTATATTTTAATAGGCTACAATGAAAAAACTGTTTTTATTTTCACTCTAAAACCACAATTTAATGATATAAATTTCAACGAAGAATGTATAAACCAAGTATTCGATACATGGTTGTGTTTGAATACACAAAACGAAAAATTTGCTGGGAAAAATATTGTTTCATGTGTTTTATCGCTCGACCAACAAGAACTATACGAAAAAGATTGGACGTCGATAGTGAGAACCAATAAATCTTTTTTATCTTCGGAATTATATGATATTGTTTACGACATGTTTAGAATCAACCATGAAAATTATTTCAATACGTTTATAAATATTATGAAGACTGAAAAAAATATGGAAATAATGATAGCGGACTGCAAACGACAATTAACAAAAAAAACTGCAATATATATTGTTGATTTTATTAAATATCTTGAAAATAGAATTGAAGAATGGGAAAATGAAGCAGTTCCTGAATTTTTAAAATATCTTGGACCTACGGACAATCCACAATTTATTAAAACTCTCGACAAAAAATTGGAAGGATATCTTGCAGTATTTAAGTATTTAAGTATTTAAGGGTGGAATAGCCAGACCGACTATGTAGGAAGATGTAAGATGCAAGACGTCTAAATAAAAAATTAAATTATATAATTTAATTTTTTAGGATTACCCGAAGGGCACCGACGGTGATACCCGAAGGGCGATATGAAAATCGGTAGTATATTTTACCCACCTTGGACGCTAGTGCAGGACCGATTGATTGCTCTTTAGTAGTTTGTCTGGTAAAAGCCCGCCACAAATCTTTTTTTAATTTACCGGAAAATAATAATCTCAGAAAAGAAATTAATAATACTACCGATGAATTTGAATTTGTTAATCACGAGTATGGTATATGGACGATTACACGCGCAAACCCTTAGTCGTATGGATTCTTGAAAAAAACTACTGAATATTTTAATTATCCTATAAGATCCGAAGGTTTTCTTCCGGACTGCCAATTGGTGTGTCCTATATTTAATGAAGACCCGACAAATAGAAATATAGCCGAATATATAAGCAAGAAAGGAGTATTATATTTACAAATTCAATTGAAGAATGCGAGAGGTTTACTGGGGTGTTAAATAGTCTTTTACTGTGCTAGATGTGTTTATTCTCATATAACAATGGAGAATTTAGGTTTCTGGTTAATGTAAGAATATTGGCGGAAGGGCAGTTAACTGCCTCCTAAATCGCAAGAAATATACAAAGAAACTAAAATAGGACGGTTTTTTGATAGTAAAACACAGGTATAGTATATAAACAATATCTGGAACAAAATGAAATATTAAGAACCGAGTATGAAAGAATCCAGATTAAATAAGAAAAACAAGGAAAAGAAATTTACACCTGATCAAAAATGTAATTTATTATTAGAATTTGTTAATTAAAGCGGCGGGGCATACTTTAGCGGCGCCGAAGATGAAGAACCAGTATTATATAGAATAGTCGAATTAAATCTTTTTGTTTCAAATTTAATTACTATAATAGTAATTAAATTATACACATTATGAATGAAAGCGGTAAAGAGTCTAAAATACTAAAATATGTACTGATATCCATTATCTAACAAAAACATTTAAACGTGATATTATATACCAGTATTTCAAACTAAAAATATTGTTATGAAATCCTATTTTCAATAGAGAATAGAGCCTGGTGAAACAAGGACTGATGAATATAGTTCCAGATTGCAGGCGAATGGATCGCTTAACAAATGTTGTCATTAAAAAATTAAATTAAATGTAAATCGAATTTAAAATGGCACGCTTAATACCATTTATCCGGAGTAAATTTTGGGTTCTGGGGTCGCCGTCCGACCTTGTAAAAACCCCGAAGTTTTAGATAAGGTTGATATGAAAATCCCCACTCACTTGCCTTTTTATAAGACAGAAGACCTTCCTTACTATTCATTCCTTTGTCTTTAGTCTCATTTTAAATCTTCGCTGCGAAGCAGAGTAAATTCAATTAGAGTTGAATATGAATATTAAAGAGCTGATTAATATACTTATGGTCGCGACGGAGGACGAGGATTATCTGCTATTGAAAGAGGGGTATATAATGAAATTTCTTCATATGTGTATGGGGGGCAACATTCCAGCAAAGAACTAGACTGGTGTGGATCCATACCCTGGGTGTAACTTTTCAAAGAGTTTAGATGTCTTGGTATTTTCTCTGATTCGGTTCCATCTTTGTTCTTTTCAAACATAAAATCTTGGAAAGTGTTAGCCATCCACGAATTTACTGTTATTGTATAAGCTGGAATAGATCGTATAGGAGTAAACTCTTTATTCATCCAAGACATCATGTGTTGTTTACTATACATCGGGGGTTTCATTCCACCAGGAAGAGATATTACAGCAAAATCATCAAATTCTTGTCTTTGATATAAAGAAGAAGATCCACGTGTTAAACGCCATCCAGTAAACAGTCTCATCATGTTTCGGTCGGCTTGTTTTCCAAGAACTTCGTGCATTATATATTGGGGGAAAACAATCATATATCCTGGAGGTATTTCTACCAAAGATTTTTTATTACTTAATATTTTTTTATACTCGAGAGGAGCAGCATCAAATCCTTGTAATACTTCTTTTTGTTTTATATTCAAATGAGATCCCAAGATACATGAAAAAAATTGAGGTTGGTTATCTAGATTTATCCAGCCGCCGTATAGTTCGTCGTCGTCCAAAATTCTATTTGCTGGCATTACGTCACGGTGCCAGGATTCTGCAGATGGTGACATCGACTCATACCTGTACATCATCCTATCTATGAGCATTTCAAATTTAAATTCCTGTTTGTTGGGGCTTCCGTAGTGGCCTCCGAAGGAGGTCAAAATACGTTTAAAAATTGGAACTACAGCATTTCTGCAATTTATCCTAAGATTTCTGACAAAATTATTATGAAAAGAAGCCGGATTTCCAAATGCAGCAAACCCGCCTAGAGTATACAAAATAGGAAATCCGTTTTCTCCGATTGATTTCGAGGTGGGATTTCTTTTGTATTCTGGAAAACTCTCGATTGTATTTAAAAAATTAGTTTGGTAAGATTGTAAATCTGATGTCTCTAAAACTTTTACGAGCATATATCCATTTTTTATTAGACTTTCAATTGGGTCTGTATACCTTTTAATTATTTTTTTATTTATCAATGGGAGTTGTAGGGTGTCTTGTTTTTTTGTGTAAGTCATTTCCATTTTTTCTATTTCATTGCTGGCTATAAGAATATTTTCCGACAATGCTCTATTTCCAACTTTTTGAAAAAGACATTCGTACGAAAATTTTATAAATAAATTTCTAGTTTCAGTGGACAAATTCATCAAGTTTTCACGTAAATCTATATCTTTGTTCGAAGAGCATATTAATTTAATTATATGTAAATCAAGTTTATGTTGGAAAAAAGATATTACCCTGTCTTCCCCGACTAGATTTATTAATCTTTTTATATCGTGGTCGTTTGGAATATATCCGGTCCCCACTTTATTTTTTTTAAATAATATTTCATAAATTTTATCCATTTATTATTTAATTAAATTTAAATATTTAGTAAATTTTATACAAAATACCGACTTTTACCAGGCCAAGTCGACCCGGGCGGCGGCGAAATATTTTACAGAAAAGCCCCCCGTTTGCGGATGATTCGTATAAAGGAAAAACCCGCGAAGCGAGGAAGACTGGGTTTCGGCTGATTCGTCTACACGAGAAAACAGTAGGAAAAAATCCGCGAAGCGAGGAAGAACGTTTTACGGCTGATTTGTCTGGCAGACAAAGGAAAACAAGAAAATAGAAAAGACCGTAGGCTAATATTTGTCTGGTAAAAAAAGGAAGACAAACCGCGACCCGAAGAAGACCGTTTTACGACAAGGATAGTCTGCCAGAAAAAGAAAACAAGAAAATAGAAAAGACCGTAGGCTAATATTTGTCTGGTAGAAAAATGAAAACATAAAATTTATTGGAATTGAGTAGCGCGATCCTTGGTTGCGCTACTCAATTCCAATAAATAAATTACACCTATTACACCCATATGACAAAAAATATAAATTCCGAGTCGGAAACAATATTTCCAGCCAAAACTATTATTCTGATTTAACTATAAATTTAAATAAATTTAATTCGGTCTCGGAAACAAGTGGTCTAGTTTCACGAGGCTATTTTGTATTAACAAACTTAAATTTTATAAAAAAGACGGCGACATATCTTTTGGTAACCAAGAAAATGAACCAACTAGAGGAAACGCAAACAAAGGGCATGAATATGCGGATACTCAAATATAATATAATAATATAATATATATTATAAATGAAAATATATATTTATATTTACACGACAATTTTAATTGCGATAGGTTGCACAATTGTATACATTTTAATTGACAGAAAATATAAAAATTCCAGACTGGATACAAAGAGTGAAATCCAGAGAACTCTTTCCAGTAAACTCAATAATTCGGCTGGAAATTTATTACAATCTGATCCAAGTGGAAATTTATCTGTAATACCTGCACCGCTCAATAATTCGGTTGGAAATTTATTACAATCCGATCCAAGCGGAAATTTATCATTCATACCTGCGCCGATGGTGGCACAATACTACTATTCTATTGCACCAAATCAAACCACCACGGGTGCGTCGCCATACACGATTACATGGGCAACATCAGGTAATTTGTCTGCGGGAAGTGCGATAACGCAATCTGGTAACACCGAATTCATCCTCGTGCCCGGATATGCGTACCGAATTATCGCGAGTATCGGGGTTAATAATATGGGTCATAACGGATGGGCAAATTGCTATATAACGCAAAACGGAACTCAGATTGGAAATACAGGTGCCCTGCTATCGGCGGCAAGTTCCGACGGGTGGGGTGTGTCGCCGACATGTTTGGCGTATGTCACTATGGGTGCGATCCCATCATCAATTAAGTTTATGATAACCAGCGGCGCTGGTCAACGACTCGGTCTATCAAACAATAACGCCGCCGCGTGGATTTCAATTGAAGTCTTGTAAATGAAAATATATATTTTCACGACGCACCAGACCGGATACAACTAGTGAAATCCGGATTTATATTTCCATCTAAGAAATTTATCGGTCTGGAATTATTATTTATCGGGCGGTGGTAGTTGGCAGAAATCAGTTATGCGGCTACTTTTAAATTTACGAAAATTAAAGCCCGGGTTCGTTTGTTTTATACATTTACATCGCCGACTATTTCCGGCAAGTCTGAATAACGTTAGTGTTAATATATATAGTGTTAAAATATATATATATATATATATAACGTTAACATGCGAAGAAACAACTATCTCGTTACTTGGTTACGAACTCGCTTTATCGGATGTATTAATTTTAAATATTGCTACGGTTACTATACTACCAGCGGGTAGTAAATAATAATATTTAAATTTTGAATTAGGAGTGCCGCCATTAGACGAATGATTCTTGGGTACATCGTATTACCCCGCGGATACGGTTTACTATCCAACCAACTTGGGACCTACCCATGATCGGAGCGGTTGAATTAAACTATAGTATCTTTTTTGAATTTAAAATTCCCAAAATTAATAAAAAACTTGTCTGTAAACAAACCCAAGTAAAAATTAGTAAACCCAAGTAAAACCGTAGTTTGATCGCCACCAATCACGAAAAATAATCAAGTGGTTTGAAAAATATAATATACAACTAAGAAAATGGGAAATTAACCAGAAGAGACTTGGCACAATATACGATTAGATATTCATTTATAATATTAATATAATATAATATAATATATATTATATTATAAATGAAAATATATATTTACACGACGATTTTAATTGTGATATTTTTTGCAGTATACATTTTAATTGACAGAAAATATAAAAATTCCAGACCAGACACAGATCCTAAAATTCAGAGAACTCTTTCAAGCCAACCCAATAATTCGGCTGGAAATTTATTACAAACTGATTCATCTGGAAATTTATCTGTTGCGCCAGGTATGCCAGTTGTTGGTGCATACATGAGCGGGTCGCAAGTTATACGCGGTGATAATAGTATTGTGATATTTGATATGGTAGAATTTGATACGGCAGATTGCTTTAATAAATCAACCGGTGCGTATAAACCGAATGTGGCCGGATATTATCAGATAAACGCATCGGTGTACTATGAAATGAATTCACCTCCCGGTGCTTATCAAATTTATTTATTAAAAAATGGTAAGCACGCCAAACGAGGAGCAGCTGCGTCCAATTCCGCGAGTGGTCGAAATATTGGTCTAAATATTTCGGCCGTGGTATTGATGAATGGCACAACAGATATTGTGCAAATATTAACAATACAGACAAGCGGTACCAATGTAAATATACTCGGTGATGGTGGTTCATTAACCTGGTTTAATGCGATAATGTTACGGCCGCCATAAATAAAATATCCACCGCATAAAATTACCACGATTAGTTAGTTTGTTAGTATCGTATACTAATAATAGCACGTGCCAACCGAATTAACAGAGAATAGCCGGAATATTAAAAACCCGAATACTTTACGTATGAGATGAACAGGAAAAAATTAGTTATAATATAATTAGACCCCTGTTGCTTACGTTTTCATTACAACTTAAATTTTATATCCGATGGGCAATAATATTATAATAATTTTACCATTACACCTTTGGACATTTAAAATGCCGATTTTCACGTAATTAAAAAATAAAAAATGTAAAAATCAATTACGATGGTCTTACTTTTTCCTCTTCTTTTTTAGTTATTGAAGAGATGAAAGACGAAATGTGGAAACATACTTGGGTTTCTATCCAAGTTTGAGTTAAGTTACTAAATACGATTTTTTTGTTTTCGCCTACGGCGCCACTGTGTGGTCGCCTACGGAACAGATTAACAAACGAAACACTTTTTTCCTTCTTTATCTTTGTAATATTCCAAATCCTTATTACAATCACAACACTTTTTACTTGTATTACAGCTATAATATAATTAGACCTTCATTTGTGTGCTTCTTGTATAGATTAAGCAAGCAAACTATATATTATATTTTAAATTATTTTTTGTGTTTATTATTTATTTTTTAAATATTTGCCTGCTTTTTTAAATTTAAATTATTATTTAGTAGTTTTTTATTTATAAATTTAGTACTATAAAAATAAATGAGTATAGAAATAAGTGTATCAAATTCTACCCAAAAAAATTGTAAAGACCTTTTAAGAATCATGAAAAAATATGGTCAAGATTGTAGAGTTACAGAGACAAGATCAGTTGTTAAAAATAAATTTGAAAACGGCTGCATTGTAACAATGGACACATTTAATGATAAAACTGATTTAGTAAATCTTTGGAAGATTATAAAAAAAAATGGAAATTATAACTGCGCATATATAAAAATAAATGAGGGATTTTCTGGATGTATAAATGATTATATTAATTCATAATTTTTTTAAATTTTATTGAAAATTTTTATGAGCACTTTCCACTAGTATAAAGAGTCCCAAGACACGTCCCCAGATGGGCCAACTTTGCCGTCCGCACTTAGGCGCGTAACAAAATTTATACATTATATAGGCTAAAATTAAAATTAAAAACAAAATAATGAATAAAATTTATGTACCCGACTTATCTGGGTCGGTTACCCCAATTTCAGCCAAAGTAAAGTTTTTATTAACGGCAAAAGTATACCAGAAGGTGGGTCAACCACGACTGTATTTCGGTTTATGCGTAATGATCAACCGGTCGGCCTTGAGTCTGGTATACAAAAACAGATTGTTGGCTCATTTCGGGCTAGTCCAAGTGCAGGTGGAGGTCATGCATGGACCGCAAAAGCAATCGGCAATTATTTTGAAGAGCCGGCAACTACCAGTAGCATCGCATATACACTGCAATTTATTACATTTGATTCCGGTCGCGTTATATATTTTAATGGTATCGGTAGTGATGGTAATAGCGCTGATCTACACTTACGGTACAGCAGTGTTAATACTTACATACATAACTACCGGCGATATACGATATATTCGCCGGTATCACTAAAAATCACTAAAAAAGAAATATATACCAAAGAAGCAGAAAAATTGATAAAGTAAAAATAAAAGTCTGTCCGAAGAACTCAAATAATAAAAGATTTGGTTAATAAACCCGAAATTAAGTTCGGTATATGCTCTGTTCCATACCAACATTTTACCTTTACGCAGTAAACAATAGTTGAAATCAAGATTACAAAAATTAGATGAATTAACTGATACAAAACCAAAGGAAAATATAGAAAATGTGATAAACAAAATACCAAAAGATAAATATAAAAATATTTTCGAACGACCAGAAAAATATATACCAAAGAATAAAACACGAAGGGTCATACCGGTCTATCAGATATCATTTTTGATAACCAAGAAAATAAAATAACTAGAAAGACGAAAACTGAGTACGGATACTCAAAAATATAAATAATATATATTATAAATGAGAATAATATATATTTATATTTACACGACGATTTTAATTGTCATATGTTGCACAATTGTATACATTTTAATTGACAGAAAATATAAAAATTCCAAACCGGATACAAATCCTAAAATCCAGAGAAATCTTTCCAGTCGAATTATTGGAAATTTATTACAATCCGATTCAAGTGGAAATTTATCGGTCATACCTGCGCCTCTCACCGACCAGAAGAACTATGTCTTGACTGGAAATGGTAACTGGGCGCCTTATACGGCTGCCCGGTATTGCATGTTGCTAATCACTAAATCAGAAAATTCGAATATACCCTTGAATAGGAATATAACATTTGACTTCCAGCAGGTAAATTCCGGACTGTCATTTGATATGCCGACCAGCACATTTGTGTTGCAGCCGGCGTGTAGTTATAAATTAACCGGTTGTTTGCCGAATGGTATAAACAGAACGCAACCTTCGTGGTATAATGTAACGACAGACAAATATATTGGCAGTATAGGCAGCGGTACAAATGATCAGAACTCAAGTGCACTCGCAGTTGCATATCTGCCATGCACTGTTGCGACAACAGTTGCACTACGGTCGGGTTATGGTACCGGTACCATGGGGTTACTGGCCAATACTAATGTTGGTCAATATGGCTGGGCCACAATTGAAGTCGTCGGCGGCAATTGATAGTAAAGGGAAAGTAGTCTATAGAAAAAAGGAAGACAACTAAATAGAAAAGATATTTATTAAAAACGGAAGTGTTTTAGTTGATAGTGTTTATTAGAACAAAGATACTTTAGTCGTACTAAATCCATTTTCAACGTATTTAAACTAAAATATATAATTCAACCAGTCTATTTACACCAGTAGCCTTTTCCGTAAATTATATATATTTTTTTACTTAAATTCACTAGAGGACACGCAAACTGAGGAACAAAAATATACGGGTAGATATTATTATTTTCAAATATAATATAGCCAAGAATAGGTAGAAAAAAAAGATAAACCGCGAAGCGAAGAAGACCGTTTTATGACGACGACAAACCGCGAAACGAAGAAAAGACCGTTTTACGGCCACATACTACAGAAAAAGAGAAAAAGCCCGGTTACGGAATTTAAAAGGAAAACCCGCGAAGCAGGAAAATTTTCTGATTTTTTTCGACTGAAAAGGAAAGGCGGAAAAGATAAAGTCAACGAAAAAGGAAAACAAAAAATTTATTAGAATTTAGTAGCATGATCCTTTGTTGCGCTACTCAATTCTAATAAATAAATTACACCGATTACACCGATTACACCGATAGTACAAAAATTCCGAGTCACAAACAAAATATTTCCATCCAAAACAATATTTTAATTTAATTAGGTCTCGGAATCAGGTGGTCTAGTTTCCCGCGGCTATTGGTACGATTATGTATATTTTGCAAAGTAACCGCTATGCGGGACTATATTTATTAACGAACTTAAATTTTATAAAAAAAAACGGCGAAATATCTTGTAGTAACTAAAAAAATAAACTAACTAGAAAGACGCAAACTAAGGACATGAATATATGGATACTCGAATATAATATAATATAATATAATATATATATTTTATTCCACTATGTGGGTTTCAAGTAATTTGTTAAATGTTCTTTTATTACAGTAAGAATATCCAAAAAGTATTCAAATCATATATGTATACAGGAGAAAGACCTGAAAAGTATAGAAGAGTCCGTAAACGGGCCAATAAAATAGACCAACCATTACATAAGTCAAATAGTCCAATGTCCTTTTGAGAAGGAGAATAACAATTTTTTGTCTCTCGTTTACACGACTTTTTGGTCGGTGTAACTAGAGAAAATGTTACATGTTTGCAATAGCGGTATTTTGATCCGAGTTATAAAGTGGTTGGGGTTTCTCTGGTAAATTCATGGTCTGAAATTTCAGCACCATATGTGTGGTTAATGAATGAATATTCATTTATTACATCATTTATTCATAAAAATATAAAACCAAAACATTAAACATGAATTAATCACTATTTTAATTTTCACGACCGAGTATCGGCCGCCCCACATGTGAATTAAATTTATCATACTAAAATCACTCGTTTTGGTTTTATATTTTTTATATTTTTATGAATAAATTATTAATAAAAATATAAAAATTTTATATAGTTTAATTGTTTCCGAAATAAACCCGGGCAATCTAGATCTAACGCCCTCGATTATTCTTCGTCTACATCAAATCAAGCAATCCCAGTTGGAAATCTAAGTTATTTTTTGTTTCCTTGGTATCCGACCGATTCGACCATGACTTTTTTGGATCTTGTATCTACGGGCTATTTGCGACGGGACCAAGGGAACTCCTGATTTACGCGGTCGATTTGTTCTTACGGCCCAAGATTCAGCGCATCCTATAATGTCGACTGGTGGTGCGGCGACACATAGCCGAAATGCCTGGCTCATACCCACAACACCAGGTCGACCCCTTTATATTTTTATAATTAACTATTATTTTTAATACGTGCGATTACGGTAAATATTCTATTATAATTTTATAGTTTCATTAAATAAACAAGAGTATGAAACGGAGGCATAATTTCATGCGGTTTCGATCCTCCAGTGTTGCCTATTGTAGGATTTGAGCCATACTTCCCATAATTATCACCCCCCCCAGCGGAATAACGGTAATTGCCATTACAGTTGAATCCGACAGATGGATCTTGAATAAAAACGTGATTATGACTAGGCATTTCATCAATAGTAAGAGCATGTTTTTCTCTTCCGCCTATTTGACCTATCTCATGGATAGTACATCCAGGTGGAACATTGATTGTAGGAATAGTATCTTGAGCCATTAAAACAAACCGTCCGCGTAAATCCGGTGTTCCTTTGGTCCCGTCGCAAATAACCCACCCTGTTGGAACTATTCTGATAATTTGTGCTAAAGTTTTCAATGTTGGGTCTGTTGGATACCATATCAAAATAAATCCACTCGGGAAAGAAAGCGCGCTTAAATTTCCGCTTGAATCTATAGCTGCAATAGCCTGCGTCGTTGATGTAGATTGTTGAATATTCATTTGTTTAAGCATAGAATTATTCTTTTTTTTGAAAATATGATATACTACAAACAAAAATATAATAAAAAGAGTCGTGTATATATATATATATATATATATTTTGGTTTCATTTATGTATAGTTTATTTTTTTTAATCGAAATAAATTTCCATGTATTAGTCATATTTGAAGTATTATATAAAGTAGTACTCAAATTAAATACGCAATTAAGATATTACTTTAATAAAATCAAATATTTTGTTAAAGTAAGTCTTCCGGAGATACTAAAAAGGGTGTACATTGATTATACTAAAAAGGGTGTACATTGATTATACTATAGGAATAAAAAACTTTTTTTATTGGCTGGAGAAAACGTTACCATGTTTGCAATCGGGGTACTAGTTGGAATTGTAATGAATGGATTTATGTTAATATAGTCGAAAAAATATTTATAGGTCATAGCGTGAGATGCACCGCAGTAGATTATAACATTTTGTTGATTGTTTGATTGATTTTTAAATAATCTTCCCAGTGTATAGATATCCATAATCAAAGATCTCAAGGCTATCGAAATGTAACTTAGTAATTCTTCTTGGGTTTTGTACGCATTCCAGTTATTTTTTTTTACATAATCTATTGCCCAATTTGTTATTTTGGTCTGGCGGTCTTTTATAAATTGAATTATTTCATTTCCAAATATATTATCCATCAATGATTTTTGTATTTTTGTATCTTTTTGTATAAAATAATTAAAGTAAATATTGATATATTTAATTCTAGATATCGCGTCTTCTCCGGAAAAATTATAAAGTTTGGTTTTCTTAATATAATCAAAAGTAAGCAGGTCGGAATACTTGCTTCTATAGTCAATATAATGCCCTCTTAAATTTTTATATTCGCACTCTTCTTTATTTACCTGAAAGCATTTATCAAATTCTTGCAACATCAAAAATAAAGAAAAATTAATATCCGAAATCCCCCGTCTTATTGGATTATCTTTGCTGATATAATAAATTTCGGAGTATAAATCATACGTATTGTTTTTGTTGGCTAATAATAAACTTTTCATAAATGATGTAAATGTCACCGTCCTGGTTGGATTATATCTGTCGAGTTCACTTGTTTGGGTCAATAATAAATGCATCTCCCCAAATATTCCTATCTTTTTATAGTCCCCTATATGATATTCTAAATAAAGTATAGGCCCAAATATATTATCTATTTTTTTTATTGGCAGTAAATCACACATCTTTGCCAAATACCTTCTATAGATTCCGAACTTGTCAAACTTTAAATTCTGAATCGATGCTCTTTCCGGATCACAATATTTATTATAATCAAATTTTTTTTTTACCCTAATTTCACTATTAGGACTTTTGCTTCTTTCCGGCTCGCTTCTTTCCATCTTGCTTCTTTCCATCTCGTTTCTTTCCAACCTATGACTTTTACTTATTTCTAATTTGTTTATTTCTAAACTAGGACTTTTTCTTCTTTCCAACTTAGGACTTTTGTTTTTTTCGAACTCGCTTCTTTCCAACTCGTTTCTTTCCAACCTAGAACTTTTCCTTCTTTCCGACTCGTTTCTTTCCAACCTAGGACTTTTGCTTACGTTTTTTTTATTGATATTTAATTTTAAATTCAATATAAGTTTATTATTCATCTTTTTATAATTACTATATGTTTTTTATATAATTTATTTTAAATTTTCAAACGGGTTTTTTACTCATTCGATGGTAGTATTCAAAGAAGAAGGTTAAGATTTTAAATGGCAGTGCCAAAATCCAAAAAAATATCCATTTCGCCGCGAAGCGGAGTAAATTTTGATTATAGTGTCGGACGGAGACCTTCTAAAATTCCTGAAGTTTTAGGTAAGGTTAAGGTTGAAATGAAAATCACTCAATCACTCACTTGCCTTTTTATAAGACAGAAGACCTTCCCTTACAAAAGTAATTCATTACCAATTAAGTAATATAATTTACCCATTTTAAATCTTCACTGCGAAGCAGAGTAAACTAAAATATATAATTCAACCGGTCTATATTTGATGACTACATCAGTCGCTAGCCTTTTCTATAAATTATATTATCCATATTTATATTTTTTTACTAAAATATCTTTTAGTAACCAAGAAAATGAACCAACTAGAGGAGACGCAAACCGAAGACAATATATATTTTCATTTATAATATATATTATAAATGAAAATATATATTTACACGACTATTTTAATTGTTATATGTTGCACAATTGTATACATTTTAATTGACAGAAAATATAAAAATTCCAGACCAGACACAAAGTCTGAAATACAGAGAAATCTTTCCAATCAACTCAACAATTCGGCTGGAAATTTATTACAATCTGATCCAAGTGGAAATTTATCGGTCATACCGGCGCCGCCCGCCGACCAGCAGAACTATGTCTTGGCTGGAAATAGTAACTGGGTCGGACCACAATATTGGTTTGGTGTTGGATTTGGCACCACTTCGCCGTTTCAATTTAGTATGAAAACAAGTATTGGCTGCACGGGCATTATTACAACGCCAGACACAACTACTTCGACATTCATTCTTGCGCCCGGATATACATACAAATGCGCGTGTGTATTAAGTTGTAATCAATTAGTTTCTTCAAATATATACTATTGGTGGACAACAAATAACACAACCATTGGTCTTTTTGGCGTTCCTGCACAAGCATACAACATCAATATTCAACACGGTATTAATAATACAATGGCACTTGGATACATATCACCGACAACCCAAACAACAGTTAGTGTGGTTGCGACGTTTCATGCGGGTCAAATAGCCCCTCAACTATCCTGGTTGACAATAGAAGTAATATAAGTAATATAACCGCCGGCAACAACTAGTAGTAACTTAATATTCGTCAGTTACAATTCAGTCGGGATACTCCTATTATTATAAACGGTCTTCTTTTATCAGTGTAAACATAGTAAACATAGTAAACATAGTAAACATGGTAATTATGATCGCATAAAACTACTTCCAGTGAACTGGAAGTAGTTTTACACACTGACTTGTCCATAGGAAAAAAATATACGGCTACTCAAATATATATTTTCATTTATAATATATATTATTATATTATAAATGAAAATATATATTTACACAACAATTTTAATCGCGATAGGTTGCACAATTGTATACATTTTAATTGATAGAAAATATAAAAATTCCAGGCTAGACACAAATCCTAAAATCCAGAGAAATCTTTCCAGCCGAATTATTGGAAATTTATTACAATCTGATCCAAGTGGAAATTTATCGGTCATACCGGCGCCGCCCGTCGACCAGCCGAACTATGTCTTGACTGGAAATGGTAACTGGGCGCCGCCACCTCCGGTCGAGTACTTGCACGTTGCCAACACAACCTCCGGTGGCTATCCTGGCGGCACGCCTATACCATTTGAGACTCTTGTAAGTCCCTCGACAAATTCTATAACCCTTGACAGCCCGTACACATTATTTGTGTTAAAAGTTGGAAAAACCTATAAATTAATGGGTGGTGTCAATTACTGGCGAACGCGGGGCGGCGTTTATCAATGGCGTGTCGTTACCGGTGCGACGAAAGGGTACATCGGCACGGGCGGCGATGGCAATGACATTGCAAGTTCGGCGGCCATTGCATATATTGCACCAACCGTGCCAACATCAGTTAGTTTATACGCGTTTCAGGATGTAAATCTCCAGAATTACGAAAAACTGGCTCTGTGCGCCTGGGCTACAATAGACGTATTGGGATAGTTTGTTTCGTAGGTCATACTAACTAAATCAAGTGAAATAAATACGGAATAGATATTCAACCTTCTGTTTATATCACTCGGAAAATGCGAATATACCCTTGAATAGGAGGAATATTACCAGGTTGTTTACTATGCCGACCGTTTTCTGACTGGTATAAACAGAACGCTATAATGTAACGACAGGCACTATATAGGCCAGCGGCATAAATTATCAGTACACCTATCTACCATGCACTGTTGCAACTTGAACTACGGTCTGGATTTGGGGCTATTAGGTCGATCCGACTGGGCCACAATTGAAATCGTCGGCAGTTGAATTGCGATAGTAAAGGGAATAATGGTCGACTATAATATACCAAATAACTAAGTAACTACAATCCAAAGGACCGAAGGGGCAGCAATCCAAAGGACCGAAGGGGCAGCAATCCAAAGGACCGAAGGGGCAGCAATCCAAAGGACCGAAGGGCAGATAATTACTATATATAGCAAAAGAAGACTCGGGTAAAATTTAATAAACGTCTTCGAATAAAATCGGCCTATATTATAATTTCATTATATAGACAAGAGTATAATACGGCGGCATATTATTATGGGGCGCATTTCCTCCAGCCTTTCCGCTTTGTCCGGAAGGCGGTGGATAACTATTGAAAGGGTTGCTGCCGATGCTGACACCAATTGCACCGACCGCCGCACTTGCATGAGTATGTTCCGGCATTTCAGCCACAGTAAGAACATGGGTTTGCTCGCCGCCTTTTGACATGATTGGGTGAACCGTGGATCCGGCTGGTGCGCCTGATGGAATAACATCTTGAGCCATCAGAACAAATCGACCGCGTAAATCCGGAGTACCGTTCGATCCGTCGCAAATTGCCCATCCGGCTGGTATATTTTTTTGCAAACCATTTAGAGATGTTACTGCATCGTCTTGTGGATACCATATCATAATCATTCCAGTTGGAAAAGAAAGGTTACTTAAATTTCCTGATGAATCTATCCCTGCAATAGATTGCGCGGAAGACCCGATTTTATAAGTCGCTGCGTGGCTGCGACTGGGCGGAAGACTTTTTTTTGTAAAAATGTGATATAGAATAATACAAATTATAATTAAAAATACGATTAGTATAAATCGATAAATTTCTTTATTTATTTTCATTTATCATACAGTTTTCATTTTTTTTATAATAAAAAAATGAAAGAGTTCATTCGACTCCAGGAGTAATAAACTCTATTACTATATATAATTTAATTTTTGGGGCCGGTTATATAGGAACCCTATTTTCATCTCGTGATATTCATTGGGTTAAAATACGGTCAAAATCGCTAATAATATCATAATTTTCTAAATCGTCGAAAAAAACACAGATACGTCCGAATTATCAGTATCAGTATAATAGTGGAAAAGATGGCGGAGCCGCCGCCAATTTTCTTTACTATAGTTTTCTAGTTTTCAACCGAATGTCTATTCAACCGAATGTCTATTCAACCGAATGTCTATTCAACCGAAATTTTTTCTTACTGTCGCCGATATATTTTTGCTCCTCGGGCCGGGAATGGTTCGATGCGCCCAACTGATTTTATTTAAATATATATATATATAATAAATGTCAACCAACATCGATAAGATAATATATATCAATTTGGATAAAAGAAAAGATAGAAAAGAGCATATAGAAAATGAACTGAATAATTTTGGGTTGAATTTTGAGCGGTATGGAGCGATTGAGATGAAATCAGGATGTAGTATATCTCATTTAAATGTATTAAAATTGGCCAGAGAAAGAAATTATAAAAATATATTAATATTGGAAGATGATTTTACTTTTCTGGTATCAAAAGAAGAATTTGAAAACCAATTGACCTTATTTTTCAATGCAAACATAGATTATAATGTTTGTATGCTTTCATATAATTTAAATGATTCTGAAAAAACAAATTATGATTTTATTGTTAAAGCATTGGATGTACAAACTGCGTCTGGATATATTGTAAATAGCAATTACTATGATAAACTAATAGATTTATATGAATGGGCGAATCCGAAATTATCAGAAACTGGAGAGCATTGGATATATTCAAACGACCAAGTGTGGAAAAGATATCAACGCGATGACAAATTTTACTGTTTTACCCTTAGAATAGGTAAACAAATGGATGGATACAGTGATAATGCGCAAGCATTTGTGAGTTATAATGTCTAACATTATCCGCATTAAATTTCAAAAAAAGATCCTACTTTTAATTTTTAATTATTTTTATACTCTGTGATACGAGTATAAAAATAAAGCATTCCGTAATTATTAATTAATAATTTGTTATTAAGCGTTCATCATGATCGCATTGATATGGATAAAACAAATCTATATTTTCTTTATATATTAAATACCATATGTTTACTTCCCACATAATATGATTTTTTTCTTTTATTATTTGAATGCATTTTTGTTTTGTTTTTTCAGCGAAAATCAAAAGGGATTCTTTATTACCCCCGAAAACACCACCAGCGAAATACCATGCTATAGCATTGTAAATATCTGTAACACGAGCACAATTCAAATCCCATATAGAACCAATCCTAATTCTGTTGTAATTTTTTCCGGTTAATGAATTTTTAATTTTCTGTTCAAACTCGGCCATTTCCAATTTAAAAATATAATTTATCCCAAAATCGACCCAGATAAATTGTCCTTCGTCCCCCGTATTAAAATAATCCAACTCGATTGCCCGTCTAATAAACTCTGTTTTATTGCACATTAAAAAAATGTAATCAATTGTATCTTTTGCACCATCTGAGATTGCTGGCAAAGAAATATTATTATTGATATATTCATATAAATAAATATCTTCCTTTTTAACCGGAATAAAATGCGTATAATGCGTGTTATATGAAGATTGCGGCATACATTCTTCGTTTATAAATATTATCTTTGGAATATCTAAATTTATAATAAATTTTCCATGCTCCAAATAATCAACGTTTTTTCTATTATTGATATTTTGCAAAAAAGAAGTTACTAATGTTGTCATTTCTATATTATCATTTTTTAAATAATATTAAGTTTAGTTTAGAGGTCGGGTGGCGGCACCTATTCACGGTCCCTGGTCGAGCGGTGGCACCTATTCACGGTCCCTGGTCGGGCGGTGGCACCTATTCACGGTCCCTGGTCGGGTGGCGGCACCTATTCACGGTCCCTGACCGGGCGGTGAATACCGCGGACGTTTTGCGGACCCTGCAATTGCCACCGCCCGACGGGGGCCCCGTAGAGGTCGCTTGATATCATATTTATAGCCATACTTTATAATTTTTTCTACATATTTATCTATACGCCTAAATAGCATTCCTTTGTTGACAAAAGTGCAATTTGTTTTTATATTATACGCTATATTATACATTCGCCATCCGTCTCTTAACAAGCCGCGTTCAATGTTGTTATTATGTTTGGATCCAGTGTATAAAATATTTATATGATTATTTTTTATAAATATCAGCGTGTAGAGATCTTGAATATTTATCCAGAGGCTGTCGATCAAATCATGTATTATTTTGTCATCTGACAACCCCACAACCGGCGACTGGTCGTAATCTGTTTTTAATTTCCTTAAATTTGATAAAATATTATTTATATCTTGAACAATCATACTAGAGGCATTCGATATTAAATTTAGTCGACCTACACTATCGACGAAATCTTTTATTTGGAGATTTAATTGTTCAAAATTGGCCGATAGAATATCAAATTTTATTTTAACATCGTTTATATTTAAAATTTTATTTTCGTATATAAATACATACATGGATAAAAGCCAAGAAAGGGATTCCCATCTTCTCGGATCGATATTAATAAAGTCCACGTTCTTTTGTTTTATATTTTTACACATATAAAATAATCCACATTGCGCGGTATTATAAAGATCAATTGGGTCTTTGCTTGTCTTGACGGCGGTTTGCATTTCCAATAATAAAAACAATATTCTGTCTTTCGAAAGCCTACTCACGCTATTTAAATTGTAAATCTCTTCCAAAAAATCAAGGATTGATTGAGTCGGACCGGTCGATTCGCATTTTTCACTCGTGTGAATCTCGCCAATACTAATAAGCATTGTGTTTGATTTTTTATTTTCAAACACTTTGAAATATTCTAAATTGTCTATCATCATTCTTTTTATAATTATAATTATAAAAATACTATAAATTACTTTATGATTACTATATAATTACTATATAGTCGCCTTAAAGTGCATATGGATTGTTTCCTATCCGTATGCCATTAAACATTTGTATAAAATTATCGTCGTCCTGCTGCTTTAATAATTCTTCCATCCCTTGGAAAACGTATGCAACCGAATCCAAATCGATCCATTCCGGATTTTCAATATTTATTAAAGCATCCATTGTTTTTAGCATATGTATATCCATTTTATATTTAAACCTAAAAGGATCATTTATGTAAATTATTTCGATATATTTTTGTATGGTATCTAAATCATACCATAAATCAGTCCCAGTTGTATAATGATCTAAAAAATCATTCATTACAGAAATACATTCACTTTTAATTTGATCAACATCTTCCACTTCCATCATATTTTATTTATTATTTTATAAATAATAAATAATAAATAAAATATTTTACTACTATATCGTCCGAATGGAGTCGGTCGACGTACTTCCTGTCTGGAAACCCCGCTTCTAAGCGGTCGACGGCCTACCAGGAAACCCGCTTTTAGGCGGGCGGCGGCGTAGTCGGAATTGGAATTGGTTCGTAATGGTTCCCGGTCCACTCGAGATAAATCCATTTGTTGTTTTCATTTTCCAAAAATTCGATATTTCTATTGTTTGGAACACTTTTCACAAGAACATTTAAATTAAAAATTTTGGTAAAAGCCCTTATTTCCAATGCTCCTCCAAACGTAGCCTCGCATCTCATGCGGCTCACATATTCTCCCAGCGACTCTGGTTCCACGATATGAGATACAGTCATCTCATCGATTATCACATGATTTTGCTCTAGAAAATCGCAAATAATTCTTCTCATTTCTCCATCGTTGCATGTAGAATGAAAATAAGACAAACTATTAAATAAACAACTCATTTACTATAAATAGAAATCTATAAATAAGCCCCAGTTTTATTTAGTTGGGTCTAATAAATGAAAAAACAATTAAGTCTATACTTATATTTGGCTCAAGTTTTCGCATTTGGATTTGTGTGAGCCCGATTAACTCGACGACTTCCTACTGTCCCCCCCAAATACCGCTCGAATAATAGGCCGTCGCGCGACCGACGAAAACGACCGACCAGATCTAGCCGCAAAATATTCAACCAAACCTATTATTGGGACCACCAGCCCCCGCCCGCCTTTCCCTTTTTCGAATGCGACGCAAGACCTGCAGTAGTTGGACCTCGATATTTTTATACTAGAATGTATAAACAAAGAATCCACTTATTTTACAAAAACATAATCACATTTTATAGATAGGCCACGCACATAAAAAACAGAGTAAGGGTCGACCTAGTCTTTCGCTCGCGGGGCACATTTATTTTCGACCCGGGTTTTAGTTACTCGGTCTGCATTTCTACCCATATAGAGAAAAATTATTGGAGTCGACTGATATAAAAAGGAAATTTATAATTTATATTTTCTACAAATTATAATAAATGTGTTCTACCGATCAATACGAAAATAATTGTTGTTTCGCCGATCTCGATAATTTTTGCGAATGGGAAGACCCCAATGATTGCAGTTTGTGTCAATCCATCAGATCAGAAAATTACTGTTTTTTCTGGCCGAGTACAGAAAAATGCGTTTACTGCAAGAAATCAGAATGTTGTGAACCAAAAGAAAATTAAGCCTTGGTTCTTGGTATGCAGATCTGGTGGTATCCAGCGATATCCATCAAACGGCAATATTTTAAAAATTTATAATTTTTTTATATTAATATATTATAATAAATGGATAATTCTTCTTCATTCGATATGAATTCTTATGTAATAACAATGCTAGCATTGAATTTGGCAGTTTCCGTGGCTGGGTTAGGCTACGCCGCATTGAAGTTACGCGCGTCCGAATCGTGCCCAGCTCTTCCGTCCAATCCCGCCCCCGCCTCCGCGACTGCCGCTTTGTCAACAACGCAGAAGTTGTCGAGTACTTCTGCTTTATCGGCCACTTCCGCTTTGTCGGCCACTTCTGGTTCAACCGCCGCTGCCACTGCCAACGAATTCAATCAATCCATTCGTCGCTTATTATAATACTCGACTGAATTATAACCGCGTTTATTTTTATAAATTAATTTATAAAAATGTTTTATTTCGTCACCGCCGCTAAAACCCAAGTCATATTTAGTCCGGTCTACTGGATACTATTGATTTGGGCGTTCAACAAGTCTACGGTAAAGAAAAACTCCCCGAGGAAGCCCAGCGAAGCGAGAAAGCCAGATTTACGTCAAGGATAGCACAGAAAGGAGATAAGAAAATAATAAATAAATTTTAAAAAATTTATTTATTGAAAAAGGAAAAGGAAAACCCGTAAACCCCCGATTTCGACTTGTTTGTTTACGGAAAAGGAAAACCTGCGATTCAAGGAAGAAAAGATATTTAAAGATAATATTTTTGTTTACGGAAAAGGAAAACCCAGATTTTTGTTTACGGAAAAGAAACCCCGTGAAGCGAGGAAACGACGAAACAGAAAATAATAAATCCGGGTTTACCAAAAAGGAAAACCCAGATTTTCGACTTGTTTGTTTACGGAAAAGGAAACCCGTGAAGCGAGGAAAACCCGCGAAGCAAGGAAAATAGGAAAAAAGAAGACAAGAAAAAAAACAGGAAATAATAAATAAATTTTTTAAAATTTATTTATCAAAAAAGGAAAACCCGCGAATCGAGGAAACCAGGAAAAAAGAAGACAAGAAAACAGAAAATAATAAATAAATTTTTTAAAAAGAAAACCCGCGTATCGAGGAAAAAGGACAACACCAACCCCCTTTTTACGACTTATTTGTTTACTAAAAGGAAACCTGCGAAGCGATGAAAAAGGAACACAACTTACGGCAATGATAATATTTTCTCATTTGTTTACGGAAAAAGAAAACCCATGAAGCGAAGAAAACAGGAAAAAGAAAAAAGAAGAAAAGAAACAAAAACGATTGGCAAACAAAGATACACCTAAATCAAAGAAAGAAGAAACCGACGAAGTTCCAAAAGGATGGAACCCGGTCTAGAAGAGTCCTTAAACGGGCCAATAAAATATACTAACCATTGCAGTGAAATAGTATAATGCCATCGGGGGTGCTTTTACACTATTTACACTATTTAGACTATCGATAAGGAGAAAAGGAAAATGACAAAGTTTTTATTTTTTATAGGTCCGTTAATGGAATCTTGTTTTTGTTTTTAGTCGGTGTATTTTAATTTAAATCTTCACCGGTGTAAATGTTTGTTATTCTATATTATTCTAAAATAGTATATACACTTATTTTAACTTTATTATATTCCGAAAAAGAAGTATTTTTAATATTTGTATTGATAAAAATATCGGAAATAATAAAAAATAACTTTAACCATAAAAACATCCATCATATGAAAGAAGACACTACCGGTCCAAAAGACACTACCCATATGAAAGAAGACACCGCCGCCCTAAAAGACACTGTCGGCCCAAACGACCCTGTCGGCCCAAACGACCCTGTCGGCCCAAACGACCCTGTCGGCCCAAACGACCCTGTCGGCCCAAACGACCCTACCTATATGAAAGAAGATACTCCCATTGTGAAAATTCCAAGAAGATCGAATAGAATATATTTGAAGAAAATTGCCAACAGTTATTACTTTAATAAATATATATTCTTCCGATACGACTGTAACAACTGGAAATTTATTATAGACGATAAAAAAGATGAAAAGATGAAGGTCCGCATATGAAAATATCAAGCGATGAAAATATCAAGCGATGAAAATATCAAGCGATGAATTTAATTGCGTCAGACTATTCATTAAATTATATTAACCACGAATGATCTAGAATATTCAAAATTCAATAAGATATCTTATTGAATTTTAAACAAATATATAGTTTTCGGTATATATTATCCGCCGGTGACTGCGAAGGAGGTTTACAACTGTTGGTGTTATTAACCTACATCTAGATAGATGCAATTTAAATTGTTTATTTTGGTTCAAAGACATACTCATACTATATATTAATGAATGAATTCGATATTGAAAATGGATTTATTACGCCTAAAGAAGCAAGAGAATTATTACTTCGTACCGGCAAATAAAACACTTCGTATTTGGGCTGACCGCGTAGCGGCCCGAAGGGGAGGAAGGTAAGATTGGTTCCATTAGGACTCCATCCAACATCAGAAGATATAATTCTAAAGATATTAAAAGAATTCTTAATGGCGGTATTAATCCTCCCGAAAAACAAAAAATATGTTACTGTAGCCCGCTTAGCGGACCCCCAAAACAAATGGATGACCTTAAAAGATAAGAGGATTTTTTTAGACCTCTGAAAGAGCACCCTTCGTATGACGTGGTTACAGACATTGGTTCTGGGTCCGTGAACGGAGGAAAAGAAAAGGCCTTAAAACCATTTTGGAACAATCAATGCAAGGAAATATCTCAGAGATTGTGGTTGCCCACAGAGATAGACTGTGTAGGTTCGCCTTTGACCTTTTGGAATACATCTTCTTTGCAAATGGAGTCAAACTCCTGGTTCTCAATGAAACAAAGGGAGAATCATCAAGTAAAGATCTCGCAGACGACCCAATTTTCAATGGGTCCATTGTACATATCTACTCCTGTAGAGAAATGGGAAGAAGAAGGTATAAGAGCAAAGAAAATAAGACTATACCCGAGTGCAGACCAGAAGACAATATTAAGAAATTGGATGGGGGCGAGTCGCTGAAAGCGAGTCTATAATAGGGTTTTAGCTTCAATAAATAATGGAGAAAAAATAAATTCTTATGAATTAAGAAATAAATATGTTACTAGTAAAACAAGAGATGGACAAAATAATCCATTAATAAAAGAATGGGAGAAAAAAATACCTAAGGATATTAGAAACGGAGCAATTCGAGACCTAGTAAAGAATTATAAAGTATGTTTTTCTAACAAAAAAAATAAAAATAAAAATTTTAAAATGAAATTTTGTAGCGTAAAAGATTCTCCGAGTATAGAAATTCCAAATACATCTATATCTATAAAAGATAATAAAATATATATATACAAAAGTATTCTTAAAAAAGGAATACGAACAGGAAAAAAACAATTGAATAATTTAACTATTGATTATTATTGTAGATTACAAATTATAAATCCAGTAAAACTGGGGTATTTAATTGTTCCATATAAAAAAGAAAAAATAAATATTGAAGAAAATAATGATTCAAGATACGATTTTTGTTCTTTGGATCCAGGAACAAGAACATTTCAAACCCACTAGTGGCTCCAGCCACACAGTGGGTTTACAAATTAAAGTAAACAAATATAAAATAAAATCATATAACAATAAGAGTGATCCCACTTCGTGGCATTAAGGAAACAGAAAAAAATAACAAGAAAAAGACATAAAAGGAGGAAAAGAAAAATATTTTCAAAAATAACAAATTTAATAGATGATATGCATTTTAAAACCCACAAGGTGGTAACAAAAACCCACAAAGTGGGTTATTATACCAGTATTTCAGAGTAAAAACATTGCTATGAAATCCTATCTTCGATAGAGAATAGAGCCCGGTGAAACCAGGGATGCTGTACCTCTTCGAGGGCAGAATAAGATTACAAGCGAATGGATCGCTTAACAAATGTCGCTATTTTTAATAGGTCCGCTTTGCGGGCACTGAAGAATACACTTCAAAAACATGCGGAGCATGTGGGTTGCTTAATTACGTCGGTAAATCTGAAATTTATCTACGTAGTAGGTAAAACAATAATAGATAGAGATATTAATGTCGCAAGTCTTCTACGAAGCAGCAATAAAAAGACTTTCCGAGTATAAAAACAATAAAGAAATAGGAAAGGAAAATATTAATATTATTACTTTATAATAAATTAATACCCAATCCTTCGGAAGCCGAAGGCTATGGAGCTACACATGGGTTAGAGGCACCCGATGAATTCGGGGATAGATACAATCTTTAATTTAAAATTCAATTGTCTATCTTTGTATGCTGGCTAACGTAGCGGTATTCCATTTTATTAAATCAGAAACGGTAATTTCTTTTTGTTTGTTGTTTTTTTCTATCAAAATACAGATCCTATTGTTTACATTTAAATATGATGTTTTTTTAATTTTGGAAAACATCCACCCGCAGTTACTTTCGTCCGAATTAAGTTTATCCGAAAGTTTATCCGAAAGTTTATCCGAAAGTTTATCCGAAAGTTTATCCGAAAGTTTATCCGAAAGTTTATCCGAAAGTTTATCCGAAAGTTTATCCGAAAGTTTATCCGAATTAATTCTTATTTGAAATGGTTCTTTTATTCCAATAGAATGAACTGATCTTATAATAAAATATTTGTAATTATACGACAGATTTTTACATTTAATATCATTGCATACAAAATAACCCATCGTCGACAAATAATTTAATCCGACTGCTTCTTCGCCTAATTTTATTTTGCAAAAAGAACAAATTCCCATTTTTTGGAAAATAATACACAAAGATGGGATTAATTCGCATTCATTTTCTACGATTTCCATTTATAATATATAGTATTACACCGACCGGAAAGAAAATTGCGACCTTTATAGTGATGTAAATGCACCCAAATGGGGTTTCTCCGTTATTATTCTTTTACTCTCGATTACCCGACTTTTTGGTCGGTGTAACTGAATTTTGTATTATTAGAGTATTATTAGAGTATTATTAGAGTATTATTAGGCCGTGGTTTATTGACTTATATATTTCCTGTTTGTATCCGACCCATAAATCAAAACTAGATTTTTATTTTATTTTTAAGGGAGAGAGTTCTTTTTTTTCTAAACTCGAAAATTAGTAAAATTAGTAAAATTATTATTTCAAAGTTTAATTTTTAATTAAAAATTAAAAATTAAAAATTAAAAATTAATATTATAAATGAATAACCGATGCAATTGCACAACCGCAAAAAACAAACAATGTAAAAATAAAGTCCAGGATGGCACTAAATTTTGTTATATTCATCGAAATACTGGGATAAGCCCATGTTCAAAACTAAGGAAAATATCCAGTCCTTTCCCATCAGGACGTCGACCTTCCCCGATACGTCGTGTTTCTCCATCGGGACGTCGACCTTCCCCGATACGTCGTGTTTCTCCATCGGGACGTCGACCTTCCCCGATACGTCGTGTTTCTCCATCGGGACGTCGACCTTCCCCATTGGCATCCCGTCTTTCCCTATTGAATCTCTTTCTTTCCCCAGCACGTCGTCTTTCCCCGGCACATCGTCTTTCCCCGGCACATCGTCTTTCCCCGGCACGTCGTCTTTCCCCGGCACGTCGTCTTTCCCTATTGAATCGCTTTCCTTCCCCATCATCGCATATTCCTTCTCCATTTTATCACCGTCAATCCCCGCCATTTTCCCCTAAAATGCCCCGGGATATCTGGACCTATTAGGGGAATATATTTTTATTTTTTATAGTCGCATTGTGCGTGTCTCGCGTAAACAACTTTTTGGTCTGTAATAAAAAGAAAAATGATGTATTCAACCGCCGTTTTTAGCCGTATAACGTGGATAAAACAGATATAGAGTAAATAATAGAAGTTATTTTAAAGATTTATATAATATTATAAATGGAATATTATATCGATTTTTTTTCAGATTCTAATATTAGTTATATTTTTATGTCTGGGTTTACTACTTTTTGCAATTTTTCGTTTTTTTTATTAAACTTAAACACTATAAATTACAACAAGAAGTTGACAGACCTAAAATTATCGCAAACTTTTGAACATTTACCGTTTTGTTTAAATAAAAAATTTCACGATGATCCAGCAAAATGGATTTCAGATTCCACCGACGATCCGTCGGATTTTGAAACTGGTGTTATAGTTACGTCAGATGGAAAAGACTATCTTACGTCAAATGAAGTTATATTAGGTGAAAAAGACTATGTTATGACAGATAGAAAAGACGATGTTATGCCAGATGGAAAAGACGATCTTATGACAGAAGGAAAAAACAGTTTCGTGGATAAATCGACCGAATATTCATCCGTGTGTTCAACTATATTTTGTTCTCGGTTTGAAAAAAGTGACCGCTTTAGCGGCGCCGAGGGTGACCGCTTTAGCGGCGCCGAGGGTGACCGCTTTAGCGGCGCCGAGGGTGAAACTCAACTTTCAGACCTTTATTCAAATTCTTCTTTTTATTCAATCGATTCCGAGGACGAAAAAAAAATAAAAAAAATCAAGTCGAAAATGAAATCTCTTAAATCGAAAATTAAAAAGATTAAACTTAATGCATTAAAAAGATCGAATCTAACTATGCTTTGTAGCCGTTGATATTTTTAAATAAAAAATTTAAAAATAAGTACCGGGTTGAACCTATATACGGTAGTTCTATTAGTCCCATGGATTTTTCTTTGTTCGACCACCTTGTGTTTTTATTTTTAATTTAGATTTAGATTACTCGCGACTTTTTTCAAGTTATTGGATCTGGCACATAGAGCATATAAATACTTGTTTTTAAATTCTTCCATGCTAAATGTTGTCGCTATCAAACTACTAAACTATTTATTTTAGTTAAGACTGAATTCTGTATTGAAAATGGTTTATTATGCCTAAAGAAGCGTACCATAAATAAAACACTTCGTATTTGGGCTGACCGCGCGATAGATATTATAAGTTTATCTTGTGCAGTTGGTATCTGGCTAACGTAGCGGTATATAATAGTGCATAAAAAGAAAAAATAATGCAAATTACAAAAACTTTAACTAAAAGATTTATATTTTCAAATATAAATCTATCATAAAAATGTCGCACGATAAATAGCCGCTATAATTTAGGAAAGTTGTTTTTCAAGTTTTTCCTATTTCATTAAGATTATTTATTCCTAAAATTATCCCCACATCGATTGCTCCAAACACCGGGTCTGTATAACTAATTTACACCGGGTCTGTATAACTAATTTACACCGGGTCTGTATAACTAATTTACACCGGGTCTGTATAACTAATTTACACCGGGTCTGTATAACTAATTTACACCGGGTCTGTATAACTAATTTATTTTCGAAATTTAAACGCCGGTTTATTATAAAAATTTTATTTTTAAACAGATTATTTTTTCTTTTTTCTGCACAGTTTACACTTTTTTTTATACCCGTCGGAAATTGTTCTGTCTTTTGGAAAATTTTTTTTTTCTTTTATTTCTAAACAACTCAAACATTGCAGAAATTCGTCAGCGTTTGGATAACAATATATGCATTCGTCTTTATATTCGTCATTAATCGATGCGTTGGATCGATCATTTCTAAAAAAAAATTTTTTATTGATTTGTTTTTCGCATTTTATACATTTTTTGAAATTATCTGGATATAAAATAATTTTGTCTACATGTCTTTTTTTATTTCTTTCTATTTTGCAACAATCAACGCAGTAACAATGCAACCCGTCTAAATTTCCTTTGTTTATACAATACGAAGACGCTTTTTTAATTTCTTTGCATCTAAAACATTGTTTTGACGGCCCATTTACCTCAACATGACATTTTTTACATATTGCCGAATATTCAATTTGGGTTAAATTTATTGTATTTATTTTATAAAAATTTTTCAAAAAATCATGTTTTCACATTTCCCGCAAATTTTTTTTCCATTATTTGGATTTTTTTGTGTAAAATTATCTTTTATTTTTTCAATCGAAAGTTTTCTACAAAACTTACAATCATACGTAAGGCCATCTTTTTTTGTTTTATCAATAACAAAATTATGCACATGTTTAATTTCTTTACACGTAGAACATTGTTTACTTGGTCCGTGTTCTTTTTCATAACAACTCATACATCTATCTTGTAAATTTATACTTTTTGGACCAGATGGATCGGATTCAGTCTGTTTGGTTGTTCCACCGATAGGCGGGTTTTTAAAAAAAAATTTAAAATTAAATATTTGTTTACATTCTAAACATTTCTTACTTGTATACATGCATAAATTATCTACCGGAAAAAGATTTGTTTGCTCCGGTCCGTCTATTTTTTGTAATAACGGATTCGTTTTATATGTATCAAGAAATTCAATATGGGTTTTTACAAAAATTTTCATCTTTTCGATCGCGCTAAAATCATACCATTCACATTTTACTGAAATTCTATCGACCGCGAAAACTTCTTTTAGTGTTTTCTCTATAAGCGAATTGAAATTTGTATAATATAATTCAAGTATTTCAAATTGACATGGACTGGCCGTATTTAAATCTTGAAGTCTTGTTTGAATATTTACCGTCATTCCAACTTTAAATTTATCATTTATCTCACTTGATTTAATAAAATAAAGACAATTTCCTTCTCTGTATTTGTTTTCAAATTTTCTTGTTAGATATTTTGAAATTTTTTTATTTTTTATTTCCAACTCTTTTAATTGAGAGTTTTTAATCTCTAGTTCTTCTTTAACTTTTGTTCCTTCGATTGTTTTTTGATCTATAATATTTTCCAGTTCTTCTTTAACTTTTGTTCCTTCAAATGTTTTTTGATCTATAATATTTTCCAGTTCTTCTTTAACTTTTGTTCCTTCGATTGTTTTTTGATCTATAATATTTTCCAGTTCTTCTTTAACTTTTGTTCCTTCAAATGTTTTTTGATCTATAATATTTTCCAGTTCTTCTTTAACTTTTGTTCCTTCGATTGTTTTTTGATCTATAATATTTTCCAGTTCTTCTTTAACTTTTGTTCCTTCAAATGTTTTTTGATCTATAATATTTTCCAGTTCTTCTTTAATTTTTGTTCCTTCGATTGTTTTTTGATCCAATTGAATTTTTTTATTTTCTAATTCTTCTTTGGCTTTTGCTCCTTCGAGTGTTTTTTGGTCTATAATATTTTCTAGTTCTTCTTTACCTTTTACCATTTCGAGTTTTTTTTGCTCTACGATATTTTCTAATTCTTGTATTTTTTTATTTAATGTATATTCACTTGTTAATCTAATTTCTTTAACCACCTCGAACATCCAATTTTTAAATGTTTTGACTATTTCTTTTCTTGATGAAAATAAAATATTGTACAGGCCCTTTTCTGTTAGAAAAGTTGTTTTTTGATTTCTTCCTATCACGTCGAGCGTATTTATTTCAGTCCTTTCGGAATTATCAAAATCTTTGATAGTTTGTCTAATGTTACTTATTCCCAAAATTTTTCCTATATCGATTGCTCTAAACAACGGGTCTGAATCCGTTCCTTTTATTATAATTTCCGTATTTAATTTATTTAAATTAAAACTTTGCCTGTTTCCATGGCGTATAATATAATACATCGTCGACTTTAAAAACTTTCACGGCGTATAATATAATACATCATCGACTTTAAACAGGCTACATTTTTATTCTTAATTTATTTAAATTAAATAAATTAAAACTACTAGTTCGACTGCTCTTCTAGTTCGACCCCGCCTTTTCAAGTTCTACCTGCATATTTAATTTTTCCACCATTTTTCTCACATCGCAGATTTCGGATTTCCCGTTTAAAACTATAGTTTTCGACGGGTCCATATTTGTTTCTCCATATGCAAACTGGTAAACACGCCCCCCCGCATCTCTAACCGACCCATCGTATTCCACCTTCATATCCTCCGTAAGTTTTATGATTCTTCTCTGTATGTACCCTGAATTGGACGTCCCCAAACTCGTGTCCGACACTCCCTCTCGTCCAGAACACGCATGGAAATAAAATTCACGCGGGTTCAATCCCTTTATAAACGGCGACGAAATAAATCCTTTCGATTCGTATTCTTGCTCCGGAAAAAGTTTTCCAAATTTATAATGAGGCAGAGTTCGCTGCTTGTTATTCAGCGATGGCTGCACACGCGACCCTTTTAAATTTTGCTGACCAAGTAAGCCTGTCATCTGGGCCAAGTTGTAAATATCTCCTTTACTGCCTGATTTGATCGTAGAAAGGAAGTTGTTTGTGGGTAAAATAGCGTCTTGTGCGATTTTGAAGCCGAGATCCTTGGCCTTGTTGAGAGAGGAGTTGACTCTGGCTTCTTTTATGATTGGATTATGGATTTCGTTTTTTATAGATTCGGCTTCGTAGATGCATTTTTCGACTTCTTTTTTAATTAAGATTTCTTTTTGTTTGTTTAGCATGAGACAGTCTTTGAGGCCGATGCTGAAGCTGTTTAGGAGAAGCCAGGCGTTTGATAATTTCTGGATACCGTTTACAAATTCGCATGCGATGTCTGTATTGTATTCCTTGTAAAGGGCCTGGATTATAGTGCCGGTGACGCACCCGATGATATTTTTGTCTATGACGCCTTTGTACAGGACGCCTCTGTGTATTTTGACGGTTGGTTCTTCTGGCGATCCGTTGTTTTTCTTAAAGTAATTGAAATCTTCTGGCAAGATCATAGAGACCAGGCCTTTCCCGTTCATGCATTCCCAGTCTGCGACCGGTTTTTTTAGTTTGAGAGAGAGAATTGTTTTAATGTGGTTGATTTTATCAAGGTAAAATTTAGTTGGTTTGTCGATTGTCATGATAATGTCAAAAAATTTTTCTTTTTTGAGATAGAGAGAACTTGGAATTGTCATTAGATAAGATCCGAGCAGCGAATCTTGGACAATTGCCACGTTTGGTTTGCTGTGCTGGGCCGATATTAAATTTTCTTTCATTGATGACAAATATTTCAATTCTGCTGTTGCTTCCAGCGACTGCGGAACATGTATATTAAATTCGTCACCGTCGAAATCTGCATTCATAATTCTAGTCACTGCCAGATTAACTCTGATGTTTTTTCCCGGCCGCACTATAATTTCACCCGCCTGCATCGACATTTTATTAAGAGTGGGCTGCCGGTTGAAAAGAACAGTGTCGCCGGTGATTAGTTTGCGTTCTACGATGTCTCCAACTTGAATTGAATAGGGGCGGGTCGACGCTGGATTGCATGGAATCGTAGCGCCGTTTCTTAGTATCAAATCGCGCGGTTTCAGTATTTCCTTGCCGGTTAGGACCGGCATTAGACGCCCATTTCTGCAAATTTCATCGTTTTTAAGCAACTGGGTTTGTTTTACAAAGCAGGCTTTCAATAGATTTATACGAACCTTTTCTTTTTTTTTAATAACATAATTTGCCTGGCCGTTGTTTACTATTTCTTGCATTTTATTTATATTTGATTCGCTTACGTAGACTGGGATTGTGAGAATTGTAGCCATTTCCGGCGGGATGCAAATCTGGCCTATATCGAGGGTTGGATCGGGGCCGATGACAGTTCTCCCCGATTGGTCGCAGCGTTTTCCCTGTACGTTATTTCGAATACGACCGTCTTTTCCAGATAAGCGTTCTTTAATGCCTTTTATAGGCCGGCCGTTTGTGGTGTGTTTTGCCTTGCACGAAGAATTATTAAAAGTTGTTGAAATTCTGAATTTAAGAGTTTGGATGCATTTCTGTTTTTTTGCGTCTGGGATTTGTTCTGCGAGATGATTGTTGGCTTTGATAATTTCGCAGTATTGGATTGTCAAGTCGTCGTCGCTTATTCCAAACTCTTGTTTGACAAACGGTCTGTCTGCGGGAGGCAAAACAAGTAAATTTTTAATGATGAAATTTCTGGGGTGTACAATGCTGACGTCCATTCCAATCAATTTGGCATCTTCGTCTGACACCGCGTCGAAAATTTTAAAAATATCCGAGCCTTCCATCGGAATTGTTATTTTGGTATCTTTTGATTCAACGTAATAGAGAGAAATTGAATTGTCGATTGGAGAAAATTTAATTTGAGGTTGTTCTAGGCGGCAGTCTTCCTTGAGACAAACATTGGTCTTGATTATTTTCTCGACGATTGCCTCAAACCGCTCGGTCCCTTTCATTTTATCCATGCCGTGGATTTTAATTTGTTCTTTTGTGATCAAGAGAGAATAGCATTTTTTACAAAAACATTTTAGCAGCGAGGATACTTTTCTGTAGTACAGCGGGTGAACAATCGATTCGTTTAGTTCAATGTGCCCAAAATGGCCAGGGCATTCGAGGACTGTTCCTTTGCACGTGACGCAGTCGGTGTCGTCTGTGGTTCCCATTCTGGGGTCGTAAACTGAATTTGCTCCGGTCCTTCGGCCATTTGTTAATTTGCAGATGGACATGCCTTCGATTTCCTCGGCTGAATACACTCCAAAATTTATATAATCAATTTCTTTTATAATTTCAGTCATTTGTTGGATATTTTATAAAGACTAATTGGAGAATATTCCACTTTTATCCGTCGTCTAGCCTCGTAAACGAGATTCTATTTTATCTAGCCGCGTAAACGAGGTTCACATCAGTTGGTGTTGTCAAACTGCATCTATATAGATGTAGTTTGAATTATATCTTTTTAGTTTAAGACATGTTCATATTATATATTAATGAATGAATTCGATACTGAAAATGGATTTATTACTCCTAAAGAAGCAAAAGAATTATTACACATTACAGATAAAACACTTCGTATTTGGGCTGACCGCGTAGCGGGCCGAAGGGGAGGAAGGTAAAATTGGTTTTATTAGACGCCCCTTCGGGCCGCTTCGCTGTCCATCCAACCCGCAATAGCGGAATAATTCCAAAGACCCGCTAAGGCGGCTTAATGGCGGTATTACTCCTCCCGAAAAACAAAAAATATGTTACTGTAGCCCGCTTAGCGGACCCCCAAAACAAATGGATGACCTTAAAAGACAAGAGAATTTTTTTAGACCTCTGAAAGAGCACCCTTCGTATGTCTTGGTTACAGACATTGGTTCTGGGTCCGTGAACGGAGGAAAAGAAAAGGTCTTAAAACCATTTTACATTTCAAACGCCGATTTTATATAAACAATAATACTTTATATAAAAAACTTACAAAAATATGACATAAACCAGTAAAACAATTTAGTAAAAAGATTTAAAGATTTTTTATAAATATTAATATAAATATGAAAAATCCATACGCATTTACAAAAGCACATTATTTTAAGTCAAATTCTGATTTTCAAGAAGATAAAAAACAAAAAGAAAAACTAATAAATCAGTTCAAATAATTTAATTTAAAATATACTGAAATATCATCAAGATTAGACATTAAAAATTTTATTTCTGTTAATTATATAAGAAATCAATTGATAAAATTAAATAAAACCTATCCAAATTTTACTGCAGAACAAATTGAAGTAATTATTGATTTAGAAATAACAAATGTTATATTAGAAGCATTTGAAAAAAAAAATATTATACCATTTGATAAAATAACAATTATGGAATGTTTATTCAATCAAACATGTATTGAATTAGGATGGTTTGTGGTTAATAATAAATAATCGGTGTTTGAAACGTAAAAAGGTGTAAATCTTCAAGGGTGTAAAAATAGATTTAAATTTTATAAGTAGAATTTAAATCTATTTTTTAAGATATTCACCTAAACATTTATGTAGTTGAATTGCTTCTTCTAATGTAATTTCGGTCGTCATTTAACTTGTTGGTCCAATGATAGTTATTTTTACTCCATCATTAACTTTTATTTTTTCTTTTGTTTTGTAATTAACCCCAAAATCAGGCTAGATAAAATAGAATAGAATAAGTCGGTATATTAGAAAAATTCTAATCCTAATATACAATTTTTATATTGAGGATAAACGGCTATCAATTTCGTTTGAGAATGATGTTGAAGTAGTCTGTTTATATTATTGTAAGCGAATAATTGCCCGGGGAGATTTCCTGGAACATGAAGAAAATATGATTTGTTTCCGGATAATTCAAGAAGAGTTGGGGTATCTCTGGATTGCACATCGGTATATTGCAATCCACCGCACACGTACGAACCAGAAGTATGTAAAAGTTCTGCGTTCAAGTCGCAATATATTATTTCAGGCTTCATATCAATGTAGGCACCCAATGCTTTTTGATCATCGGTAAAATTGTTCTTTAGAGCCCAATCAAAAAAATCGATTAAATTTTCAGCATAACCTGCAATCAAGCCGGCATTGACAAATTTTCTATCCAGTTCACTATGATTTATATTATACATTTTCCAATAATTTTCAATCCAATGAACTTGTCGGTATTTGTCATTTGAATCTCCGGTAGGACCTCGGATCGGATTATATGTATTAGATCCTTCTGCGTATATTTCCATCGAACAAATTATTTTTTTATTGTATTTTTTGAAATCTTTGATGAAAGTAATTGGATTCCTAAGGCAAAACACATCTCTGGCGTCACTAAGAACAACAATATCTGTTGGATCCAATTCACTTAAACTCCGGAGATATATTTCCATTCTAGTTCGAAATCCTTTCCAAATTTCTCCGCGGCCTACAATTTTGTAGTTCCATTCATTTTCATCCAATGTTCTCATAAAATTAAGTGTTTTTTCGTGGGTATTATTTTCAGGTGAATTGCAACAACTGATTATTAAAGGCTTCATATAAAATAAGTAATATATCTATAAATAGTTTACTAAAATAAAGATAACGGTCAGCAGGCATAAACGACCGAGAGACAGGAAAGACCGACGGTGAATTCGGCGCCGACTTAAAATCGTAATGTACTATAAATGGGAAATAGATTTGCAATAATAAATCCGATTGAACGAGTAAATTCAAATTTCGTGTTGCCTGTGCGTGGGATTCAAAAATATACAAGAATGGAGATTGATATATTAAATATAAAAAAAAAAATTCATGGGTTTTTGCCGGGGATGGTTTGGCTTGATAAGAATAACAACTCTATAATCCATTTGATTGAAAAATCAATAGAAGAAAATAGTAGCGAATTTGATATTTTTTTCGAAAACTCGACTCTTGTATCAACCGACCCGGATTCGATTACGACTGTCGCAGACGCAAACGAATCAAGATTACGATTTTACGAAATAAATGAATCGAGCGAAATATTCAAGCAGCGATGCTGGAAATCGGACCTGTTTTTGGCTATACGATCGCCAAAATACTCCAAATCGGAATTTGAAATTTTGTTTACATCTTATTTATCAAGGATCCAACTGCTTATTAATAATCAGGTTGTGTACGATTGCATACAGAAATTGAAAAAAAAAATGTACAATACAATAAAACAGTATAATACAGATTATCCGACAAAAGAGGAACTCAAATGGATTTTTGACCCAATAACAACTATCTGTTTTATATTCAAAATATATAGTTTGAATTCTGGTATATATAAAATACAAGGCGATAAAGAAAGCAAGAGAGTGGATATGAAAAATATAATAATAATTTCTAAAAATTTGGATAATAGAGTAAACGAATTAATTCATTTATTTGGAGGAATAATAGAATATTCATATGCGAATAATGCAATGACCAGCGCAGCAATCCCAATTCCTATTTGTAGGAAAAATAGAAAATATTGCTTGCCGCATTTCGTCTAGCCTTTATTTTTGTCTAACTCGAAGTAACTCGAAGTAACTCGAAGTAACTCGATTAATACGAAAAGTAATTTAAAGTAACTCGACTAATACGAAAAGTAATTTAAATGTATGGGATTATTTAATAGTTAAATAATGAGTATAAATAAAAAATTCGCTAAAAATTTAGTAATCGACCCGAACCCCCCAGTTGGCAACGATAGTTACCCAGTTCCTAGCGATAGTTACCTAGTTCCCAACGATAGTTACCCGGTAAAAAGAAGGCTTTGTTTTAATAGAAATGTGGAAAAATCTGTTTCATGTGTTGGATATATAGGAATTGGAATAATTTTGACTTGTACGTGTATTTATAAATTATTATTTAAATTTTAGTGTTTTATATAGTATAATTATTAATATTTTATGTACATAATCATAGCCACATTTTTTGGCCGCGTTTCGCCAGATACACGGGCAATACTACCGCCGACATCGCCCGGGAAAATCTCGCGGATGTATGTATTACCGAACCCGCCATTCATCTTGTAAAGACCGTTATCATCATCGCCACGTGTCTGTGGTCCTTCGCCGCCACCTCCGTCGCCGCGATACATATTATGGCCGTGCTGCTGAAGCGAATCATCCTGCTTACTACCAAGAACGCGACCAGAGTCTACATTTGCGCCGCTGTCGAGCCCGCGGATAAACCGCCCGCGTAAGTCCGGCAATGCAAACGTAGTTGTGTTATCGCCGTTGCCATATATCGTACCAATGGCTGTAAATAATTCGGAATATACCGTGCGGGAAACTAGACTACCATCGCATAAAAGATATCCGGCCGGCGCCGTGTTTCCCGCATAGTTTATAACTGTGCCAGCCATGCTAACATAAGATAAATTTCCATTTGAATCCGACATAACATCAAATTGTTTTGAAATGCTTTGTAGTCCGGGTGCGAGGTTAGCGGCTCTTAAAATGTTATGTTCACTATCTATCGAAAAGTAAAAATAAATTAAAACGAGTGCTATTAATATAATAGTAATTAAAAATATATTTTTATTTTTAGTAATATTCTTTTCATTTATTACTAATATATTTTACTGAAATATTTAAAATGCTATATGTTCTATATGGTCGTCCTTTTTTATAATAATAACCGTGTATTCAAAATCATTTTCAGTTTTATTTTTATTTTTATTTTTATTTTTATTTTTATATTTTCCAGTCGTTTTCTTCTGGTTCTTTGACTTCTTTGGCTTCGGCGCCCTCGGGTCACACTAAAAAATTAAATTATAATTTAATTTTTTTATTTATGCGTCGGAAAAACTCGACCTAAATTTACAAACGAAGCAGTAAAATAATTTAGTACTGTGTAAGCCAACATACCCCGTAGAATATCGAGACTTATAACTGGCGCGCGAGATCTAATTTTATCTGAAAAAGCAAGTAAATTAGAAATTACTAAAAATTTTAAATACTATAAGGTATTTAAAATCCACACCGGGATTTGAACCCGGAACCTTAAAATTGGAAATCTTACGCACTAAATTACGCCATTCGGAAATATGGACAATATAGACACTTTTATTTTCTAATGAAAACAATAAAATAAATAAAAAACAAAAAATATTTTTATTTTCAATTTGGAAAAAAAGTATCCATAGTATGCATAGTCCATTGTCCATAGGGTCCATTATTACAATAAAGTCAGCAAAGTCGATTAATTTAAGGATGGATACTTTGTTGACTTTGTGGACTTTGTGGACTTTGTGGACTTTGTTGACTTTGTTGACTTTGTTGACTTTGGACTTTGTGGACTTTGTGGACTTTGTTGACTTTGTGGACTTTGTGGACTTTGTGGACTTTGTGGACTTTGTTGACTTTGTTGACTTTGTTGACTTTGGACTTTGTGGACTTTGTGGACTTTGTTGACTTTGTGGACTTTGTGGACTTTGTGGACTTTGTTGACTTTGTGGACTTTGTGGACTTTGTGGACTTTGTGGACTTTGTGGACTTTGTGGACTTTGTGGACTTTGTGGACTTTGTGGACTTTGTGGACTTTGTGGACTTTGTGGACTTTGTGGACTTTGTGG